AGTAGCGCATTTCTTCGACTGACAAGTCTTATTTTCTTTGTGGTAATAGATGCAGACTTTACACGGATTTCGCATTATTTTGCACCTCCATCCATCTTTGCCCCGCAGTTGGAACAAAACCATTGCCCCAATCGAAACGCTATTCTAGTGTCGCAATGCGAGCAGTAATAACCTCCGTTATCGCATGGAATCCACTCCCCATGCACCACCTCCGCAACGTCGGCGGCGGGCAGTTTCCTAATTTCCGACCATGCCGCGGCGTAATCTCCACACGTCCGTGTTGTAATGGTTAGTGCATCTTCGCGCTTGATATATTCAGCCATTTTCAAGCTCCTTAATCAATCTGTCAATATACCACCTTGCTTTTTTAACATCCTCAATGCCATTCTTTTCTTCATATCGAAACAGATATTTAATAGCATTTCCTACGCAAAACGCTTCAATTCCTACTTTTCCAACTATTGCAGATTTAATACAATCAATACATTCTATTTCGCCTTTAACATAATGATTGGGATGATTTACATTATCGTTCATATTTATATCTCCATTTATAACCACCAGCAGTTTTTGAAAACCCGCGACAACAATTACTAATTGAACCTTGTCTAATGCCAGTCTCTTTTTCTGCTTCTATTTGATTTGTAAATTCTTTTACAAAATTATTTTCTTTATCAAACATAATTACAGGAACATATGTTTTACTTGTTCTATTACCGTAATTAACATTATACTTTCTTGTACACCATTCTAAGTTATTGACATTATTGTTTGAATGATCGTCATCCTTGTGATTTACTTCTGGTAAATTATTTGGATTTGGAATAAATTCTTGAGCAACAAGTCTATGAACAGCAAACGTTTTCCATTCGTTAATATTTGTATATAATCTAATTCTCTTATATCCATGATGACTGTTTATAAGTTTTAATAACTTTTTACGTTTTACTGAATAAACTTGTCCAAAATTACTAATTCTATACAACCCTTCGTATCCATGAATATCTTTCCAAATTTCTTCCATATTTTTATCTTCCCCTTTTAAGATTTATTAAGAACATAGCTTCAAGAAAGGGCTTGATTATCTCATAGATTAGCTATTTCTATGTTCCCTACGTCCTTTTATATATTATATCACATTGGAATTGAAATGTCAATAGTTTTGTTCGATTTGTTTATAATAATTTTTGTATTATCTGAGAAATAACCATATACGGCTTTGAGTGCATCAATACATTCAATGCCACCTTGGGTATAGTGAGACGGATGATTCACCATGTCAGTATTAGACTCTTTGTCACAACATTTAGCCTCAATATTTTCACGAGCTGCTGGGTCAAGCTCTTTATACCAGTCATAGATTTTTTTAATCATTTGCTCATCCATATCTTCAAACGAGCATCCATAATCATCTGTATATTCCTTAACTTCTTTGTCATATTTTGGCTTTAGCTCACAATCAACGCATTTTCTATATCCGTCACAACATTTGTCAAGAGCATTAATCATCATCTCAGTAGGCATTTCAACAGGCATATTTATTCATCCTCTATCAATCATTCAGCATGATATTTTCAATATTTTCATATATTGTCCAATCTTCATCGAACTTGGCTTTTACTGGTTTGAATGGGCGATATTCAATACCGTCTTTTTCTTCATACTGCCAGTCACAATCTAGGCAATTCCATACATCAATAGGCGGCAATGTACAAATGCAAGTATGATAAATATCGCCGCCGCATTTAGGACAAGTATAGATAATCATTTATTCATCCTCCTTAACTGGTGTCAAATTCTTTGCACTGATATATCGCCATTCTTTAGCCACATAGATTAAGAAATGTGGATAGCCAGCTTTGTCATCCCGCACATTATAAACAGTATAAATATCGTTATCATATTTTCCTTTGAATTTAACCTTCATAAGCGCAATCTTCCTCATTTTCATCACAATCTTCATCCACGAAATGGACATCTACGTTAAAAATTTCTTTCAATACATCAATAGCCTCTTTTGGCTCGATGCGGAAAAATTCTCTATCAGGGTTGACCCGCTCTTTGTCAAAATATTTATGGATATTATTTTCTAGTTCAAAACAATCGTCGCTAAATACAAAGCAATGAGCCTTGAACGGTTCAGGAAGCGAAGAACTTGATAATTCTTTCACCCTGATAGTAGGATTTAGCCTCCGTGTTGCGCCCAGCTTTACCAATCCGGGCAGACTTGGCGAACTAATTACATATAGCCAACCAGCCTTGCTATGTGACTCACGATAAGCAATAGAATCAAGCCGCTTGTCAATACTAGCTAATTGAGATTTAATCCTATTACGCTCATCATCTGTCAGTGCTTTATCAAACGCAATATTCATTGCTTTCTTTTCTTCAAGCAATTTAGCGCGTTCTCTAGCAATATCAGCAAGCAACTGTTCCTGTTCTCTCAGTCTGCGCTTTTCTTCACGAATCTGAGCTTTTTCTTCTTTTTGCTTAACTTTGATAGCCAAGTTAATATAAAGCATATCAAGTCGTGCCTTTACATATTCAGCATTGAGCGCCAATCCGACTTTATTTGCTTTAGACTGATAAGAATTAAATTTATTCTTAATCAATTCTTTGCTTTTAGCAATATTGCCTGTTGTGACAGATTTTTCTTTGCTGTCAATATATCCTGACATAGCATAGCACAATCCGCGCCCATACACATCCTGCATTTCTTTGCCGCGTCTAGCAGAATCGTTAAGGGTATATCCTTGCTCAATGCGATATAGACCAGTATTAACAGCAGATTCAATTTTATCTTGTAGTTGATAGCGTCGATGCTCAAGCTCATCCAGTGAATCTTGATAATATGGGATATTATAATCTTGCATTTCTTCAATGACGTGGATTTTGCCGTTTAGAGCATCAAGGATGGATTGAGCCGCTTTTGCAGATCGCATGGTGTTTTCATATTGATGCGCTGCAATTTGCCGATGTTCGTCATAGTTATCAATGTCTACTTGCATACTAGAAATATCTGCTTTGAGTTGAGCAATCTGTTCTTCAAGCTCTTTCTTTTTCTTGTTCAGCTTGAAAATCTCGAACATGTCTAGCCGCCTCCTTGCCAAAAATTTTATCTATATGCTTATCGAAATCCAATGGATTATTGCTTTTTACTAAAATCTGCTTGGTGCTGATATTATATAACTCGAATTGTCCATTGCCACAATCATTGATAATCCAGCTAGTATCGTCATATTGTACCGTGGTATTAATTTTCTTTGTTCTTGGCATTTATCTCACCTCATGCTATGATTATATCACAGCTATTTGCATTTGTCAAGTATAATTTTTGACAAATTGATTTTTCACATCAATTTAACTATTATCTACGAATGTATATGAGTAGATAATAGTTAAATTGTAATTATATATACTAGATATTATAGCATAGAAAGTATGTAATGTCAATAGAAAAATTTTTTATTTTACTACTTGACAAAGTGATGAAAATATGGTATAATTATAGTAAATAAGTAAATACGTTAGTATTTACTTATACATTATTTCTTTCTTTGGTACTTTCTTTCTAGAATTTATAATTGGGAAAAATTAGATACTTGACAAATAATCAATTATATGATATAATAGCATTAAGCTCAAGGAGGTGGTAAGAAATTGTGGAGCGAAATGAGTTATAATTGGTATGTATTAGAAGATACAGAGCCAGAAGTATGGGATGATGAATATGAGCCAACTGAGCGCGATTGGGCGCTTTGGATATATGGTAGTTCAGAGAATGAATTAGAGGTGATTTTTTGAGCCTACAGACGCAAATTTATTTGCATTCAGTGGACACTAGCGCATTTTATGATGACAATGAAATGACACCACATAGGCGGCTCGTTCGGTTATATTCGTTGCGTAAGCGATGGAAGGATGACAATAAACCAGATTGGCGTATCAAATCTGTAAATCGTTTGCTCAAAAAAGAAAAGGCGCGGCTATCTGAATTGCTCGATGATGCAGTGAGTCGAAATGTAACTAGAGAATTGCGTCAAGATGCTGTGACAGATAAGACGGTTGTTAATCTATTTGAATCTGATTTAACGCGCAGCTTAGGGCTTGTGCCATTCAAGTTGACCGATGAGCTATTCATCATCAACGTATTTTTCTTTCAAGTATTTAATAATCTAGTTCATCAAGGATTTATCTATAATGGAGAAAAGTATGTGTTCCTTACAGCATCAGCTGGACAGATCAGAACGAAAAGAGCTGTATTTGTTAAAGAATCATCGTTTAAGCGAATTGAGCAAAAATTGATGTGCGGCTTGACCATAAACGAAATCAATGAGCGGGGAGGAATGAACCAGAATAAATTCCTTGCATATTTGGCGCTTATGAACTCTGCTACAGATGTTTGGCAAGATTTCGATATTGACAAATCAATCGTAGTAGATGATTGGGAGACGGCTGTTCCGGGATTGGTTGACCATATTGATGGTGTGTCATATGAGATTCGGCGCGAAATGACAGAGACGATTATCCCTCATATGGATGGATGCGGCATTATGCTTGATGAAACAACAAGAATGGTGCGTATGCCATGGGTAAAGGGATTGCTTGTTACATTTCCATTTGATAAGTTCATCAAAGAGAAATGCGGCGGTGAAGCGACTGTAACAGATATTTATGGAAATGACCATAAAATCATAGAGGAAGATATACGGTATATATTCACAAAGAGCCAATTTAAGCTATGGAAATTTTATGATTCGTGGGATTGCTATAAGGCGCGATTCAAAAATTTTGGATGTAATGCTTGCTATTGCAATATCGAAGAACCATATATTCCAAAGAGCCGCATCAATTATCAGATGCTACAGACATTGAGTGATATGACTGATAATGAGATCGACCGCATCATCTCTAAGACAGCACAAGAGATTGATGATGTTGGCAAGGATTATCAAGTAACTATGCGGCTACTTGGCGCAACAGAGAACAATCGTTATAAATCAGCTATGCAAGAGGCGTTGCTGATATATCCTGAGCTATTCAAGGATTCATATAATCGAGAAATCCTGAAGCAAACCAAAAAGAGTCTAGTTAAGCAAGCAAAAGGTGGGCGACTTAGAGTAAATGGTAAATACCTTTTTTTAGCGCCTGACCTATATGCGTTTTGTGAATGGTTGTTCCTAGGCGAACAAAACCCGCAAGGATTGCTTGCAGATGGTGATGTATATACAAACCAATATCGAGATGAAGAAACATTGGCTTGTTTGCGTTCACCGCATCTATATCGAGAATGGGCAATCAGGACGAATCGGCGCAGCTTAGAGCTTGATTATTGGTTTGGTGGGACTAAATGTATATATACTAGTTGCCATGACCTTATTTCACGTTACCTTATGTTCGATGTAGACGGGGATAAGGCTCTAGTGGTAAAAGATAGGACATTGACAAATTGCGCCAAACGCAATATGCAAGATATAGTCCCTTTGGCATACGATCTTAAAAAAGCTAAGGGCGGCTTATTAAATCCAGACAGTATGTACAACGGAATGGTCAATGCTTATACTAAGGGCAATATTGGGCCGGTTAGTAATAATATTACAAAAATATGGAATAGTGGTGAAATCACACAAGAAGAACTAGATGTAGTAAAATGGCTTTGTTTTGAGAACAACGCCGTTATAGATTGCGCTAAAACGCAATGGCTACCAGAACGACCAAAACAAATCAATAATACAATTAAGCAATATACAAAAGCCCGTGTTCCAAATTTCTTCCAATATGCCAAAGATAAAGACCCAGATACCCAAGTAGAACCTCCTAACAATTCCACGATGAATCGTATATCAGCAAAAATCCCTGCTTCCAGAATTCGATATAATAACAAGATTGGAAAATTCGACTGGACAATGCTGATAAACAAATCGGTCGATTATACTACTAGAGAAAATTCCTCAATCATAGAGAGGTATAATTGGTGGATGCGGAATCAGCGCAGATTTGATTATGGTGACGACCCGCATATCAATGAGGATGATTTATATAAATATCGCCGCATTGCACAAGATATAGTGGAATATAGCAATGAGCCACTAGATGTTGTGGTCAATAGCTTGGTGGCTTATCTATATACGGTCAAAAAATCAAGTAATAAGAAAATGCTGTGGGCTTGTTTTGGGTGGACAATTGTAGAGAATTTGAGAATCAATACAGCACAACTTAATCCAATCTGCCCTATTTGCGGCAAGCGGTTCAAGTCGCGCGATGTATGCCAGCATTATTGTTCAGAGGAATGTTATAAAAAGGCAGATAATCAGCGGCGTACTGAATCGCGTGAAGCCCCACCTGTCCGCACGGGGGATATGTTAAAACAGTAGGAAATATATGGACAAAATGAACGCACCACAATATATTGTGGTAGACTAATAGGGAAAGGAACGATATAATTGCATAAAAATAAATATCCTCGCCTTGGTAAAGCCGATATGAGCAAAGAGTTACGACGGCGTACAGGTGTTGATTCTAAAATTATTGAGCTAGTGCTAAGGAATTACCACGACATCATTCGTGAGACACTACAGCACGGCGTTGAGTATTCTTTGCCCGATATTGGGGTTATTACATTCCGAGACCACCCACCAAAGCCAGCTGGCGAATATTGGAACGGATTCCAAAAGCGGCGTATGTACTATCCTGACAGAATGGGATATTATCGGCTAGAGTTCAAGGCCGAGAAGCATATGGCTAGTTATGTAAAAGCTGGTACGTTGTATGGTAAAGGCCCGACGAAAGAAGAATGGGATGCTTGGGTGTTAGAGAATTATCCCGATAACCCCAAGTTTATGAAGGAAGAAGAAGATGACTGAACATAATAAGCTGAATCAAGAATTTTATGCTTATGCTGGCGGATTGCTCAATGTATCGCCACAGACCGCTAAAAAATACTGGATGGGGTTTGTTGATACTATTATTCATATTCTTCATTTTGATGGTAAATGTCAAATGCCAAGTGTAGGCACATTTACACTGGAAGAATTGCCTGAGCGCAGAGTGATGGCTAAGAATGAGCAGGGTGAACTTGTTGAGCAAATTAATCCAGCTTGGTTTAAGATATTATACAAGTACAATGAAGATTTTCTTAATAATGTCAATGGGCGCGGCGTTACAAAGAAATATCGTAGGCGCGTCCGTGAACGTAAGTTGACACCAAATGATCTCAAGCTGATAACTCAAGCTGAAATGGAACGAACGGCAAAGCGAACATTGAAGCAGATGCAAGATGACCGTATTGAGCAAGCAAAGCAACAGAGTTATGATGATTTTATCAATGTAATCAACAAGAAAAAAGAAGATTACGAACGGAAAAAGAAGGAAAAGGAACAGAAATTGAATGAATCTACAGAAGATACGACAAGCGACTGAGCTACTAGATAGCAAGTTGATTGACTTACAGGAATGGACGGCTCGTTGTCTTGGTGAAGATTATAGGGGCGTTTGGAGCGAGGAGTATTTGCGGCGTTGTGCTGTATTTGTTCGCAATATGCTAAATGGTGCAGATGATTGTGAATCAGATGAAAAAGATGCTGATATTCTATCACAACTTAGAGAGGCCAAGCAGGAACTAGAGAAGTCGCGTCTTAAACTGCGTACAGAAAATCTTGAGTATGCGGCGAACAAGCGAGAAGTGGCACGACATGATATGCTCAATGAAGAAATCGTCGCAGCTATCAATCGGCTTAAGCCAATTAAGTTTAGCCGCAAATTTGAGACAGACCCAATTAAAGAGCAAGTTGGCGTGTTGTGTATTGGTGATGAGCATTATGGCACAATGATTGATATGGATTCATTGTTTGGCGAGAAGGTCAATGTGTACAATCCTGATGTGTTCAAGGCTCGAATGGAAAAGCTGATGAACAGCATTGAAGATGACGCATATTCGGTATCGTCGTTCAGCCGCTTGGTCGTGTTCGATCTCGGAGATTCCATTCAGGGAATACTACATATGTCTGAGCTTATGAAGCTCAAGGCTGGCATTGTAGATTGTTCCATGGAATATGCTGAGTATATTAGCCAATGGCTAGTTGAGCTAAGTGAGCGACTGCAAGTGCCGATTGAGTATATTGCAGTTGGCGGTAATCATTCGGCTATCCGCTCACTAAACATGAAGAAGGGAGACCTTCCGGAAGATAATATCGCCAAGATCATCACGCAGATTGTTCGGTTGCGCCTCAAGGATAATCCAAACATCGAGATTGCTCCATATGCTGAATGTGGGTTTAAGACGATTCAAGGAGTGAATATTTTAGCATATCATGGTGATGATACAAAAGATGTAACTAGAGAAATTGCGTTCTTTGAGGATTATCATCAGATTGATATTGATATTTTACTACTTGGGCATTTCCATCATCTTGAGCAACAATCAGTTGGTATTGGATTGAACACTGAAAAAGAGGTAATTAAATGTCCGTCCATTGTTGGCATTGATGATTATAGCAAGAGATGCCGCAAATTGTCAAGAGCTGGTGCATTGCTTATGCTGTTTGAGGATGGACAAAAGACATGGACTAAGAAATATATTTTGAATTGATATTGACAATCAATAGATTGTGTGATATAATATAACCATGGAATTGCGGCTAATATCTGCGGAGTTAGCCTTGGCTTGGGGATGCGTCCTACAAGTCGAATACTAGAGGAAAAGCCTGAACGCTTTTCGCTGTCATATGACAGAATTTAGTTTATAGGTAGCGTCAGTTGCAAATGGCGCTACCAACTTAAATTGATTCATTCTCTACTAGGTGATAGCTACGGCTGTGTTAATCATGCTTGAGGGGCGATTGACCCATTTAGCAGAGCTGAATATATCTCATGTACCATGCGTACAAGGAGTTCTTGAAGTCGTTAATAGCGGCTTTTGCAAAATCCTATCCTAGACGATAGGCGTATAGCAACAAGTGTGTTATACGAGCGTATGAAGCATAGAACCGGGTTGTCTTTCGGCAATATGTGGACGTTTACATTGGGTTTTCAGCATACCGCAAGGCAACAAGAAAATGCTGACCGACTATGAGGTAAAGATGGGACAACAGGTATCATAGGAACCGATGACGAACCATATAAAACATAACAGTGAGTGGCGCTAGATACCCGATGGCGCTTGATAAATGGAGTTTTAATAGTTGTATCTAGGTATATACTAAAACTGCCTGTCGCTACTACTCATTGGCGGCTATGAATATCCGAAAGGAGGTCACTGTTTCTTGAATTATCCACTGGTTTATCCGAAGCATAATTAAAGAAAGGAGGTGACGGAGCCAATCGGCTCATATCTACAATAAGCCCAACTCAATGGGAACTGTTGTTTAACTGAATATTGAACCTTGACAAATACGAGGCAGCTGAGAGCAATCTTGGCTGCTTCGTCATATTTATAGGAAAATAAACGGAACAGAAAGGAATGAGAATATGTTTTGCCCATATTGTGGCAAAGAAAAGCAAGATAGTCAATTCTATAAAAGCCCAATCAAAACGGGCGAATATATTAAGCCATGCAAATCATGTGTGACTGAGTTATACAAACAAGCCCTTGAATCTACTAAAGACCAAGGCGCGGCATTATGGTCAATTTGTATGCAGACTGGTATTCCTATGAGACGCGCTGAATATACTGCTTGTCTTGATACGCTAGAAAAAGCAGCTAAAGGTAAAAAACCTAGTTTATTTATGTTGTATCACACATATTTGTCTACATCTCCTGATAAATTAACAGGCGTATGGGATAGTGATATGGAGTTGTCTAATTTCAAGGATTTGGGCGATGTGGCTAAGGGCGAAACTGATGAAGTTGCATTAAAGGCAAGATGGAATCGTCAGTGGGGTGCTGATTACGAAGAATGGGAATATCAGTGGCTTGATGATATTTTTGAACGATATACAGAAGAAATCCTTGATATGGACACAGCCAAAGAGATGACATATAGAAATCTGTGCCAAGCCAATTTGCGCAAATTCAAAGACCCTACAGATAAAGACGCTGGCGATGAAATTCTTAAATTGATGAAGGTGCTAAAACTAGACCAATTTAAGGAAAACAAGCAGAGCGATACTGAAAAATTCATAGAGCGCATGGCATGGAATATTGAGAATACAAAGCCATGTGAATGCGAGGATTTGAATAAGTATAAGGATTTTAGTGGATTTGAGCCGACATGGAAAGACATTTTGAGATGTTGTAAGAATCTGGTTGGGGGCGGGCGCGAATATCCAGATTTACCCTCAGATCAAAAGAGATGATAGGTGGTGATATAGAATGAAAAGTCAGATGGGGGGCTTGAGACGCAAGTTCCTTGGAAACCACCTAATTACGGCAAAAGCAAAAGAAAACGCAATGAAAGATGCTCAGAAAGAGGAAAATGCTATAGAGTGGCTGACTTTATTCTAGTTACGCCGAAATTGGCATATATATGTTGATTTAGTTCTTGGTATTAAGCTGCGTCCATTTCAGATGATAATGATATATTTAATGGGTGTGTCAGATGTATTCTTTGCTATATGTTCTCGTGGCTTGTCCAAGACGTTTATTGTAGGTCTAGGTAACATTGTAAAGATGAATCTTTATCCATATACAGAGGCGGTAATTACATCATCAACTGTTGCACAGGCGAACAAGATGGTTGAAGATAAAATAAGAGACGAGTTGATTAAAAAATTATCACCATATCTCTTATATATGTATGAGCATGAATATTTGGTTATTACTAAACCAGAAGATGGTTATAGAATAGAGAATAAACTTAACGGCTCTACTTTGCGTGTACTACCATGTCAAGATAGTTCTCGTGGCCCAAGAGCAACAATTCTTACATATGAAGAAGCCCGATTGCTCAAAAAAGGTATGGTTGATTCCGTCTTTGAGAAGATGGCGCATCCAAGACAAGCCAAATATCTTAGTAATCCTGTATATGGTAACAACCCCCGTTGGAAAGAGGAATGTCAACATATCTACATCACATCTGCTAGATATAAGTTTGAGTGGTTCTGGCTATTGTTCAAAAAGACATTCACTCGTATATTTATCGACACCAAAGTAAGATGTAATATTTTTGCCGGTGATATATTTATGGCTATTGACAATGGTTTTAAGACATGGGCTGATTATTGGAATGGTAAGGCTGGCGGCGAAATGGACTTTAGAATGGAAGATTTGAACGAGATGATTTCCGAGGGCGATGATGCGTTCTTTAATCTAAAGTCGTTCAAAGAGAATCAAATCATTGAGCGGTGTTTCCGTCCGCCTACAGCATTACAGTTCTTTGCTGGAGAACAACCTAATTTCCCAGAAAAGGAAGAGAATGAAATACGTTTAGTGACCATGGATATTGCTTTTGCGAATACCACTGGTTGTACAAAGAACGATAATACTATTATTACGTTAATGTCGGCGCATTGGAATAGTAAAAAGAATAGATTTGAACGACACGTTGATTATATAGAGGGGCATGATGCTTCCGATACAATCGGCGCGTCTGATAGATTTAGATATTTATGGTGGGTCTACAATGCTGATTATGCGGCGTTTGATGGTAGAAGTGGTGGCGAAGTCATATTTAACCATTTAACAGAACCATTAACAATGCCAGATTTAGGCTCAAGATGGGATTCTCGTGGATTTGGACTTGCCGATAAATATCAAGTAGTATCTCAGGCAAAAATAGACGATTATCATAGCAGAACGGTTGATAAGAACGCAGTGCCGTGCTTAATTCCTGTTATTGCAACACCAGAATTGAACTCGACTGGATGGTTGTCATTGCGTAAGCAACTTGAAACCAACAATATGAAATTTCTTATTTCTATGCAAGATTATCAGAATGAGCTAACCGACAGCGGCGAATATTATCAATATACAGCTGAAGAATTAGCTAGTCAACTTGAGCCATATGGTCAAACTGATATGATGGTTATAGAGGCGGTTAATCTAAAGACGGTTATTAAGCAAGATAAAATCAAACTAGAAGAACCTCGCACAGGAACAAAGGATAGAATTGTAACCATTATGTATGGAAATTATATTATTGATTTGATTGAAAACGCATGGCAACAACAGTTACAAGAAGATGAGTTTGATGTAGATTCTATCCAACTCGTATGGTGATAATATCAAAAACAACAATAAAATAAAAACACTCAAAAATATAAAACGAGCGGATGGGGAGGACAAGTAGCTCAATGAACTTTGGCATACGTTAATGAAGTCCATAATCTAACTGCTCTAATATATAAACAATAAAACAAAGAAAGGAGGTTGAAGATGCCAAAAAATAATGAAGATGTGAAGTTGTCTAAAAATGACCTTCAAGATATTATTGATTTTAGTGCTGGTTTGATGGCGGTTGATAATTTCTACTCACCGTTTCTGAGCAATCAGCTATTGACCAATCTAAACAATAATCCACGCTTACCTAATGCAGAAGCGGTAAAAAAGGCGCTTAATGACTATAAGACTAGCGGCGCTGATTTACAGGGGTTTGTAGAATTTGCATCAGCATTTGATATGATTTTCAAGCGCACTTTATATTCTTATGCAAATGCGCTATCTTTCGACCTTCAGATAACGTGTAAGAACGCATATACAAAAGGCGACTATGAATCAGAGGAATATAAGAAAGACCGGCAAACAGTAGATAATTTCTTGACCAACTTTGACTACAAGAAAGAATTTTATAATGTTCTGCTAAACGTCTTAAAGCGCGACTCATATTTTACTTGGTTTAGAAAGACTAAGAGCGGCAATCGCGGTAAAATGAAGTATGCTCTACAAATTATGCCGCAAGATTATTGTATGCTTACGGGGTACTTTGAAAAAGGGTTGCTGTGGTCTTTTAATGTGCTGTATTTCGTACAGCCGGGAGTCGATCTGGATGGCTTTGATCCAACACTTCGCAAAACTTATCTTGATGCACTTGAGGCGTCTCAATTAAATTATCGACCATCTGCACCACTTGATCAACGAACTGGCTCATATGCTTTATGGGCTGATGTGTCACCACTTAATGGCGCGTGGGCTTGGCGCTTTAACACAGACAACTTTGCTAACAATCCATTCTTAGCGCCATATGTAGCAAACGTTCTACGCAGCGATGAGGTTGGTGAATTACAGTATAACAAAGATCTTATCTCTGCGGCTGGTATTCTAGCTGGTGAGATTAGACTATTTGATTCAGCCAAGTCAGGTACAAAGGCGAATCAGTTCGCTATCGATCCAAAAACGCTTGGTGCATTTATGCAAAAGGCGGCTAATGGTCTAAAGAATGCTGCCAAACTAGCAGCTCTACCACTTGAGAATATTAAATATTTCCAATTTGAGGACAAGAACCCAAATAGTTATACAAACGAACTAACCACAACGGCTGGAATTGGTACTGGCATTAGCCGTGTTATCTATTCATCTGATAAGATGAGTAATGCTGAACTAGAGGCAGCGCTTAACGAGGTTTATCAGACCATGAAGCCAATGTATGCTCAGTTCAATAATTTCCTTGATTTCTATGTAAATCAAATGACAAGTAAATATAAGTTCAAGTTTGAGTTCGTTGGCTCTAACTATCAATTTGAGCGAGATGCCCGATTTGATAAGATAATGAAGATGGCTGACAAGGGGCTTGTGCTCAGTTCATCTGCATGGGCTAGTGCTATTGGCATGAATCCTGTTACATTTGATAGGATGCTTGCTGAGAGTAAATATACTGGATGGATTGATAAGTATTCGACCATGATGCTTAACGCTAATACATCGTCTTACAAAGATAATGAGGGCGGGCGTGAACGCAAGAACGCTAGAGATTTGACCGATTCAGGCGAAGCAAGCCGAGAAACATTAGAGGAATGATATTATGATGTTATCAGAAAGAACAAGTGAAGCCCTAGATATTCTAGTTGGGCAGTATTTCCAGTTGAATCGCACATTCGACCGTTGCGTGTCGTGGATGGAAGTAAAATTTGCCATGCCAAATGCGGCAAATATTATCCATCACAAATTAGCACATCTTTGGCCGCTTATGGCTGATACTGTAAGCGACTTTAAGCATCAGTGGAATATTACTACATATTATCCTGAGACGCGCGGTGATAAGCGCGAATATGACAATCTTGAGCAAATGATGGATACTATGCTTAGAGAAACGGTTGACCTATATCAAGTTATTAAGCAGACGTATTATATTGCTAAAGAAGAAAAAGATTTTAACGCAAACGCTATGCTACAAGATTTGATGGAAGATATGAATAAAGTTGTAGCGCAGATTATTCTATTGGATGATAAATCCAAACAAATGTCAACAGAATATGATGAATATGACCGTCATATTGACAGTTGGGGCATTGTTGGCTTGGAGGATTATCAATGATTATCCTTGGAATCCCAAGAAATCCAGAAGATTATTTTATTGCTGATAGTTCTTTAGCATGGGAACTTGATAAGGCTGGTTTTTCAGCTAAATACCTAGACGAGGACGCGCATTATTATAAGCGAAACGCAAAATTACTAAAATGGCTTAAAAAGAATGGAATAGAAGGATAATACGCCGAGAAAGGAGGAGTCTATGATTGGAAACAGTCAAGAACATTGCCGCAATCTTAGGAGCAATCCTTTCATTATCAGCGGTTATTACCCTATGTTGCAAACCTATTAAACTCTATATTGCAAATGCTTTAAAAAAATATCAGAGCGAACAAGATGATAAAGTAAAACAAAATACCCTTAAAGCGACGCTCAAGAGAATTGAGAGTAAGCTAGATGCAACTATAGCATATACAACTGAGGCGTGTCGTGGTGAAATAAAAAATATGTTCTATAAATATATGGAAAACAAGACATTGCCGTATTATGAAAAGATGCATATGCTACAGATTGAGGATATTTATGTCAATAAGCTGCAAAAGAATCACTATACTAAGGGGCTTATTGAAGAAATGAAAACGTGGTCTGTTGACTATACCGGTGTTGATTCACAGGATGTCAATTAACCATAAATTGGCGGCTTGGGTGTAAGCTCTTTGGGCCACCGTAGACGGGATGAATATCTCGTTATATCCTTGAAGAAAGGAGGAAGATGATTGGAAAAAACAATTAAATTTGAAGCATCAAGTATTAAACATATTGATATGAGTGAATATGATAATAATGATTATATGGTAGGACGGACGGCATTTTTATCAACACGTCCAAATTCACACGAGATTATTATTTCAGAAGATGTACTCAGAGAATATGCGCCATCCGTGCTTGGCAAATGGGTTACTGCCGAGGTTAAATTTAATGATTGCACAACGCATACAAACGGGCAGTCAATAGTAGGGATTGTACCAAAAGAGCAGGACGTTGAGTTTGTTGAAGCAGATGATGGTTATCTTGATGCTTATGTTGATTGTATTATTAGTAAACGATATGCTAAAGAATATTGTAATATTTTCTCAGAAGATGATGCACAACGCTCTGTAAGTATTGAGGCTAAATTTTCAATGATTGATGAACATGAATGTGATGGGTTTGACATCAAAACGATAACAACTTTGGGACGAACTGTGCGCCCATCTGTACCTGATGCAAATATTACAATCGTTAGATTCTCAGAGGAAGATGCGGAGAACTATTACAGTAATCTACATAAATCTGATTCTCTATCTAATCTAAAGCAATTTGTTGAAGAAAGGAAACAGTCAATGGTTGAAAAGAAAACATATAAGATTGACAAGTCCAAAGAAGCCATGTCTACGGCTGATTGGGGGAATTACGATAAGGCGGCTATGAGAGATAAAATCATGGATGCTAAGAATCGTGATACACTTGTTAAATCTGTATATCTACTTGTAGAAGATGGTTGGAAAGATGCACCATCTGAACATTTGAAATACCCAATCATGCAACTTGATGGGGACAAATTTGTGTATAACCGAAACGCTCTGAGTTCGGCACTAGCGTATGCAAAGCAGAATGATGAGACTGAGGTTGTAAATAAAATTAAGGCTATCTATAAAAAGCTAGACCTTGATGACGATTCTGAAAGAAAGGAGGACAAGAAAATGGCTGAAATTGAATTTAGCGCAGTTGATATTGGTGATATGTGGGGTAGACTATATACCGCTATGCGTGAAGCTCGTAATTGGGAATATGGCATTCAGGGTATCTACGAGGAGGATAATAAGAAATTTGCTATCCTTGTCGATGATGCTAAGAAGCTATATCGGCTCGATTTTAGTCTGACTGAGGACGGTCTTACTCTTGCAGATGAGGTTGTTGAGGTCAAGCAGGAATTTACTGAGACAGACAACATGAAGAAATTTGCCGAACCAGAGAATGTTGCTGAATATCGTCTAGCTGAATGTGACCATGATGATGACGAAGAAGATCATGAGATGTCTGCTGACGAAATGAAAGCTAAGATGGCTGAACTCGAAAAGGATATTGAATCCCGTGATAATATTATCATGGAGAAGGACGCAGAGCTAGAAGAACTGCGCAAATTTAAGGCAGAAGTTGAGGAACAGCGTAAGGCGGCGACCGTTGAATCTATTATGGCTGAATGTAAGGAATATATGTCTGATGAGCAGTATAAAGAAATGCGCGAAGAAGGCATGGCTTGCAAGATGTCTGAGATTGATGGTTGGACAAATAAGGTCAAGGCCGTATCTTTCTCTGCTGTAAAGAAGAATGTAAAGAAAACAAATGATGGGCTGTTCCGCTTTGCGGCTCCTATCGACAATAACAAGAAATCCAACTCTGTTTGGGATAGAATTTAATTTATTATAAAGGAGATTATATAACTATGGCACATACTATTGTGAACGGTATGCACTGTGCATATATGAACGTTGATGCTTACAATTTCTGTGGTATCGCTAATACTGACATTGATAACGGCACTATTCTTACTCTTGGTGATATGAAGCTAAAGGATGCTACCGGTGGCTTTGAGTTTGCTGTTTCTGCGGCAACTGCCGGTGGGGACGCTGACTTTATTGCCATCACTCCTGAAGTTGGCTATGACCTTGAAGCACAGATTTATGCTGACCCCCGCTACTTTACCAACAAGGCTGGCAAGCCCATCTCTGTCAAGCGTCTAGTTAAGGGCGACTCTATTGAGATTACTGTTGATGGCTTTACAGCTGACCCTGCCGCTTCTACTTATGCTAAGGTTGATGCTTCTGGCAAGCTAACTGGTTCTACTACGGCATCTGACCCTTTCAAGATTCTTGCAACTCATAACATGGATGTTGGTTCTGAGATCGTTAAGACTTGGATTCTAATGAAGCAGTAATCTTGCAAATTGAATAATATATAAAGGAGATAATACTATGATTTCTAATGAACTAATCACCTTTGCCAAGGGCAATGCTGATTTCTATACTGCATACGAAGATTATCATAATCATAAGGCGGCTACTCAGTGGAACGAGAAGCTGGGTGCATATGACACTAATGTTGCTCTTTCTGAGAAGTCTGAGAAGGTATATCATGCTTACTTTGCAGAAATTGAGAAGATGTCTAACTGTCCTCTAACCGATGCCAACCGTGACGCATGGTTTGCTAATCCTGTTGTTCGTTGGGCAGAGCTTGCAGTTGAAAACGCAATGCTCAACCTTATTCTTCCTGCATATGTTCAGGCTGCATTTGCTCCATTCGTCAATATGCGTCTAACTGGCTATGCTGACGCTATTCACGTTGAAGTCCCTGCTAAAACTCTATTTACCAATAGCCTTGGTGCAAAGGGCGAGCGCGTTACTCATCGTCAGAGAAAGTTCCGTGGCGACCTTGTTCTAAGCCCTGTTGAGCATATTATCACTGAGTATGTTGATATGGCTCGTGTTTATGCCCGTAAGGATGATATTGCAGAGGCTATGCACCGCGTTGTTATTTCTGCCGAAATCGGCATGAATAACGAAATCAACAAGGCTCTTAATGCCGGTCTTGCTGGTGCTTCTCAGCCTTCTCAGTTTAAGGAAACTGGTGCCTTTGAGCCAAAGAAGCTTGTTCAGCTTGCACAGCGCGTTCAGGCTTATAACGGCATGGCAAAGCCCATCATTCTTGGCACTGCCGCTGCTCTTATGAATGTCCTACCTGATAGCACTCTTGGTTATCGTACTGTTATCGACGGCAAGGATGGCGTTGTTTCTTATGTCCGCAACTTCTACGGCTTTGATGTTTATGAGCTACCCCAGGCTCCTACTGGTACTGCTGATTTCGGCATGGCTCTATCTGATACCGCCCTTTATGTTGTCAGCCCCGCTGTCAACAAGGTTATCGAAGGTGCTGTTGTTACCGCTATGACCAATGGCAATCAGTTCTATGATAATGCTGACCTTACCTCTAATGGTACTCTCCGCAAGGCATATGACTTCCAGTTCTCTGGTGGCGCATTCATTGGCTATTACAACATTACTGAGTAATTTATATTTTGAGAGGGGTTAGAAATAGCCCCTCTCTATTTATAACGGAAATAAGAAAGGAAAATAAAAGGAATGGCAAACACTACAAATAAATCTACTACAACTACCCCAAAGACGACCACAAAGAAAGAAGCCGCGCCAACTACGCCTGTTGTTGATACAGAGAAGGAACAGCTCAAGGCGCAACTTGCCGAACAACAGAAACGCATGGAAGAAATGATGGCGCAGATGCAGGTTCTTATGCAAGCACAGAGCAATGCTACAACGTCAACCAAATCTGTCAATTCTAACAAACAGATTGTATTTATCAATATGACTTCTGGCGGCTTAAACCTAAAGGGAACTCGTATGTATCATATTGATAATCAGTTTGGCACTAAGAGCGTACAGGAATCTGAGGCGCGTGTCATTGTGGCAAATATGCCCAATACTATTGCTAGTGGATATGTATATATCCCTGACAATGAGTTCCTAGAATCTTGCAACATGGGTGGCGTATATGATGGCATGCTCAATGACGAGCAGATGAAAACGCTACTTAATCAGGACGCGAATTATGTCTGCGATGTATTTGAAAATGCAACTGATTCTCAAAAGCGCATCATTATTGATATGGTGTCTGATAGACAGCTTAATGGTAAACCTGTTGACGCTAATATTCTAGTTCGTCTTGGCAAGCTATGTGGAGTAGATTTTTTAGACATTGAACCCCTTGATGACAAGGAGTGATAAATTATGGCAACATCATTTGATGTTATTTGTAACAGAGCATTAGGTGTAATTGATGACTATAAGTTGCGCAAGCTATATGACGCAAACATTGAGTTGTTTCACGACAAGGTAGACGGGTGGGTCATTAGTTCAGCCGCAAAGTTTATAGAATGTGAACAACCTCTAACATACGATTCAGAGCTTAGACAATTTGACGCAGATTTAACAGATTTAGAGATTCAGATTCTTGCCGAATATTGGGTTATATACTGGTGGCGCGGCGAGACGGACGTAGCAACACAGATTGCGCAAAAACTTAAAGTTCCATCATCTTTTCAGATGGATGGCGTATCCTCACAGAATTTCAAGGAAAAGCAGAACGTCATTGATAAGCTAGAAGAAGATGTAGATAGGCTAATTCACGACAAATACCAGCTCTTATATCTATCCTCCTATAATTATTAAAGAGGGGTGGATGTATGAGTAGAACAGACAAGCAAGATAAAATCCATGCTTTATATAAAGTTCTGTTACTGTTTGAAGATTTGACCAGTCTTGAACCGACAATCGAAGAAGCCGACTATGCAGCATATTGCGAGCGGCTATCTGTACGATTTAGAGCGGTTGATGGTGAAATCGCTGATACATTAGCAGGATTAAGCAAAATGGGGCTTGAGCTTACTCATCCTATTATTCGTTCATGTGTATTACGCATGACGAACAGGATTGAAAGGATGGGTGATTGATATGGCATATGAGATGTTTCAATATCAACCAAACCCAAATGATTATTACCGCGATTTGACGCAATCTTTCATAGACGAGCAATGGTACAACACGTCTGCTAAAACGCCTGAGAATGGCGGTGAATTGCTAGAACAAAATGAAATAGGTTCTAATGAATATAGTTGTGTCCAAGCATGGGTTGCGCCTACTGTTGCAACTACAAGCACAGGACAAAAGGATACTATAGATTTTTTACAGCTAATATTTAGAGATATTGACCATTTTGTTGTGCGCGGATTATATTACAAATTCGATGGCAATGTGTGGATTGTCCACGATTCAGGTAAATTTGATGGATTGCCCCGTGGTGTTGGTGTGCGTCGTTGTAACAATGTTATGCGGATTAAAGATGAGGCCAATGACACAATCTTTAGCGCACCATGTGTCGTTGACTATGACATGCAATCACCATCCGCACAAGTCAGCACACCCATTATCACGCCAAATAATCATGCTGTTGTTATGGTTCAGGGCAATGATGATGTATATAGGCTATTCAAATATAACACACGTTATATGTTAGGTGGAAGACCGTTCAAGTTGTTATCTTATCAGAATGCTATTAACGCTTATGGCATGAGTAAACCAACATTACTTACTCTTGAACTATATCTTGATGAGGCTCATGCCGGTGATGACATTGTTAATCAGCTTGCGGATAATAGCTCTGTTGACTATCCAATGGACGAAAACGCGCCATTTCCAATGAGCTAAAGGAGGGCGGTTAGATTATGTATAATTCTTTATCGAGGTTACCAAGTATTGGGTATAATATTATGGTATATTTAGCAAAATCGACCGACCCTATTGCTGATGTCTTTTGGAAGATGCTGGCATATCAGGACTATAAAGCATTGAGCCATGAACCACTTACATTTCAACAGAAAATGAAATTAGTGTGGTCATATGGCAAGCAGGATACATATAGCGTATTCTTAACTAATTTAATTGAGGATGCTATGGCTGAATCCAAGCAGATTGTTAAGATATACCAATATTACATCCATGCCTCTGAGCTATATACTAGCACAGTAGTCTATGCGTTTGATTGTCTATACGGTGGTCAGATGAGCCTAGTTGAATATAACGGCATTCCTGTTAATCGCGGCGATTTATTCATTCATTGTATACTATATTTGCTTAATGGTGCAGAAGTAGGCGGCGTAGGCAAACTCATGTTCCTAGATGATATGAGCCGATACAGCGCCGCGAGGTCAACTATTGGCAATAATAAGACGTTCACAGGTGTTCAGTTGTATATGGCGGTCAACGTTGGAGATTCTGGCAAGGTGGTAGATTGTGGCGATTGATATTGAGGTACTGGAAAAAGGCTATTTCTATTTCGATAAGCCAGTACCATATAAATTATCAGATAAAACCCACGTTGATATAACGCCTATATCAGTATATGACAGCGAAGTCTTTTTGTCAAGTTGTGATATTCTTCAAATAGATAAAAATGCGCTTAATTCTGTTGAGATAATACAGATGAGCTATCTTGATTTTTTACTTAAAGTTATGCTACCTACAGATAAATCTGGTCTATTGCTAGATAAATTGAGTAATATTTTCAGATTGTGTCTAGGTATGAAGACTTGGAAATTAAAAGTAAAAGAGAAACAGAAATTAAGTATAGTTGCCACAGATGATTCGTTTGAAATCACGGGTAAGCAATTTGATGATATTAAGCGCATTATATTATATCAGAATGTGCCGCATTATGATGATACATATATCGACCCAGATTTGAAAAAGATGATGGGCGAAGTAGATAGACTTAAAAGTCAGGGTATCAGCACACCTAACCTAGAGCGACGCATGGCCATCATTACGGCTCATTGCGGCATAGATAAAAAAACATTGATGCAATATACAATGCGGTCATTGCAGTTGCTATTTGAAGAATGCGCAGGTGAGGTTGAATTTACCACATTGCGTCCGATGATGCTATATGCTGGAAAAGCTAAAGAGCTTGAGCATTGGATATACAAGAAAAAGAAAGATAGGCTCGATGGGTATGTTACATCTGTTGAGTCGTATAATAAATCTATGGGTGGAGATGGCGTAGTTAAACAAGCCAACTCCGATATGATAAAACAAATAAATAATATTGTAAATCAATAAGGAGGAAATCTTATATGAGAAAATTCCTAGCTGGCGTTGGCGATGCTATTCTCCTTAAGGGTCAGACTATCATTGGCTTCGCTAAGACTCTAACTGAGTCAACTTTTGGCTTTACTATTTCTAGTGAAGAAATCCGTGGCGGCAAGGGTAAAAATTGCCCTCTGCGTTAAGTAATTAGCGTATGACTTCGGGTTAAATGCTTTGAATCCCTAAAGCCCACATACCTAAACAGTAGTTGGAAACGACAAGCTGAATGGTTACGAAAGTAGAAAAAAGTTGTGGGATGGCTATATGGTTAAATCCTAAGTAGCTTATACCGATAAAATGGGTGTTTAGCAGAGAAGTCCCTAAATATATTGACATATTTATAGCAATGTGATATAATATATATGGGAAACTTTCAACGAATATCTCCTTGTGGGAGAAGTAGAACCTCAAGCATATGGAGGAAGAAAAATCCGACCCCTATAAAATAGGGTGAACATATATTCTACTCTCATGTGAAAGCATGAGCAGACTGCTAGTAATAGTAAGTCGATATTGGCGTTGCGACCCAATATGAATACAAAATATTTTATACCAAAAGGAATGTTATGTATGTTGTTATCAATGGTATAAAATATAACAGGTAATGCACTAATCGGTAAGTATTATCATGATTCTGGTCTAACTGTTCAGATTACTGACTCTTGCTTTAAGCTAGAGTATATTGCCGCTAATCTTGGTGTCGATCTACAGAAGGGCGGTCTTGGTGTTTATCAGGGTGAACTAGCTGTTCAGACTGCTGGCAAGGTCACTCTACCTCAGGCTCCAACCGCTGTTGCTGGTTCACTAATTGGTTGGTATCGTACTCCTAGCGAGAAGGATTACACTGTTGGCACGATTACTGAGGCGGCTGGCGTATACACGATGGCTATTCCTAACGCTAGTGTTGGTGAAAAGTATTGTGTGATGTATTTCTATCAGAATGCCAATGCTGATAGCATCATTATTCCAGTTGACTACGTACCAGATGAGCTTCATGTCATCATTCTTAATGACCTGTTCAATGCAGACATTTCTACTACGAACAATGCAACTAAGATTGGTCGTCTAATCACTGATATTCCTAGACTACAGCTTGACGGCGCACAAGACCTTAACCTTACTGCAACTTCCGCTGCTACTGTTTCTCTGTCTGGTTCTGCACTAGCAGTTGATAATACTGATTCTTGCGAGGGCGAATCTTACTATGGCACTATGACTGAGGAAATCTTTGGCGCAAAGTGGCAGAACGAAGTTAAGGCTATTGCATTTGAGGATGCTGATATTAGCCTAAAGGCAAATGGCACTCAGGCTCTAGTTTGCTATGTGTTGTTTGACGGCAATAAGGCTCCTAAGATTGTTGATAATGCCAACTTTACGTTTGCTGTCGAAGATGGCACTGGCTTTACCGTTAGCGAAGCTGGTGTTGTCACTGCGACTGCGGTTGGCAACGGTCACATTTCTGCAACTTTAAAGGGTGCTGACCCCGGCAATGGCCCAGTCGTTGTTGGTTATGCTGAGGTTACTGTAACCGCTTAATTTAATTATTCCTAATGGGGAGAGATAGCAATATCTTTCCCCATTTTATTACGTTCAAATAAAGTAGGTGAAAAAATAATGGATTGTCCATATTGTAATGTAGTAAATTATGACGAAATCCCAACTTGTAACAAACAAGAGGGGCATCCTGTCTGCCCTCATGTCAGACGTTGTATTGAGCATCATATATGGAAACCCCTAGCTTATATGGCTAATTGCCCAATCAAATCTGCTCCAACTGGCAATGTGCAGTTTGAGCGGCATGGCTATCTGTATGTCAAAGTAGGCGATGAGGTCATTAAGATAGAAAACCCATATGATTATATCCCAGATAATGTACATCTAAGGAAATATAAAGGAACTTATAAGGTAGTTAAAGAAAAGGAGAATAAGGAATGATGAAGGATTTTAAGGAAATGGAAAGTATTGAACTCAAGGATTTTGGCATTCGTGTCAATCCATATTTAACTTATGCACAAGTTCAGGCCATTGCTAATAGCGTCTATACTCTAAAGAGCTGGGCAGAACGTGAACAGAACATTGATATGCTACTGCTCATCTACGCTACCAATTTAACGGCAGAAGAAGTTAATAATTATACACATGAACATTGGCTCAAGTCCGGCCTGATTGACTGTGTTAAGGCGAATGTGCTAAATTTCTATGATATTGAGAAGGCTATTAAGTATGAGGAAAGCCCGATGCGCACTCTTATGAAGCTAGCGAATGAAATGCCGGAATTTAGCAAGAAGCTTAACGAATACCTAGAGGTGGCAAAGAATGCCAACGGCAAGAAGTGAACAAGAGCTAAGAAATCTATTGCGCAGTCCTATCCAGAAGGCCATTAACTATGTACTTGATAAGATATATGACGAGAATATATCTGTAGTGCATGATGTGATCTATATGGCGTATAGCCCAGAAGATTATAACCGAACAGGCGATCTATATAGAGCATGGAGCACCGAATCTAAGTCAACATCATCTGCGGCTCAAGGCGAGTTCAAGTATGATTATAGCAAGATGAGTATAGGTAGCACTGACCCAAGCTCATCTAATTATGCACAGCATATTGGTGTTGCTGGTGATTTTTATGGGCAGGATGCGCGGCCTTATCTAGCTGAAATTGTCTATGGTGCTATTAAATGGGGCAGTGCATTTGGTGATAAATTCCCAAGGCAACGTGACGCATGGGCCGAATTAAATAAGCGCATAGGTAGACGAAAGATGAAACAATGGATGAAAGAAGGCATGGAGGCGGCTGGGCTTACTGTACAAATGCATAATACGCCGCTTCATGTCGAGGAAAGTTAATATGGTTATATGTGGACTTGATGCAAGCACCTCTTGCACTGGATGGTCTATATTTGATAATGGAGAACTCATTGCATATGGCGCAATCAAGCCCAAGGGTGATGATTGGCACGATAGGGTAATGGGGCTTACTATGGAATTATCAAAAATATTTAGACAGTATCAACCCACTATTATCTATGCAGAGGAAGTGCCACTAAAGAAAGGCGCATCCACCATAGAGAAATTGGGCGCAGTACAAGGCGTGATATTAGCATTATGCGCTGGCTTCAAGATAAAGCCATGCTTCTTGATGCCAAGTAAATGGCGTGGCGACCTTAATCTCTTCGACGGCACAAGAGCCGGTTTGCAAAGAGATGTTCTGAAGAAAAAAGCCATAGAGATGGCGAATGAAGAATTTGGCCTCGAATTGGCATGGGTTGCCCCAAGTAGCAAAAAGAATGAGGATGATTGCGCAGAAGGAATCCTCATAGCCTACTCACAAATTAAGAAAAAGGGAGTGTGATGAATGGCTAAAAGTTCAAATTACTCTATCAGTGTTGATGTTGATCTTGATTTAAAAGACATTGACAGTAAATTAAAATCAAAGAAATATAGCCTCCCCATTGATACAACTGGTGCAAAAGAAGCTAAGAATTCAATAGACAGAATTGCGCAAGCTACAGAAAATCTCGATAAAAAGACCGAGAAAGTAAATATAACATATCAGCAATTTAGGCAAATGCTTGACTTGGCTACTAGTGCGCTAAGTAACATGTACGAGCAAGTTAAAAATCTTGATTCGGCTACAACAGAGCTGAAGAAGGTATCCGATTTACAAGGTGCGTCGCTCGATAAATATGTATCTAAACTGAGTAAGATGGGTCAAACAGTTGGCCGAACCGGTAAACCAAATCGGTCTGAGCCGGTATGTACAAATGGTAAATGTGCATAGAGAACAGCCCCTAAACCCTTGAAAGCCTCAAGAGCCTTATCACTACAACATGAGGATGAGATATGCCTGAGTGTGATATGTTCATTATTAACAATAAATTAGTGCGAAAGCAGAAAGACGATAAGGATGATTCCATGGTTGAAAAACCTAAAGAATCTGTCACAAATAATGTATAATATTTGGGACAAAAGGGCAGATTGGGCGCGAAGTCCTGATGAGGGATGTGTCAATCGAATATACAGGGCGACCCTCCAATTATATAGGGCGAAGAAATATTCAGGAAGGGCTTGAAAACCCCTTGACAAATTATCTAATGTGTGCTATTGTATAGATACTTAAAGGAGGTATCTATTATGTTTGCTATGTTTCTAATCATGCTGATTGCACCTGGTATGGGTATTTTTGTTTTATATTGTGTTATTTGCGGCTTATTTGGTAAGCATGATAAATCCCATAATCACTATTCATACCATTATGTTGATGATGAAGAACAGCGTATCAACGAATGGGGATTGGATGATGATTGGCGTTGGGGAAAGCTATAATATTAGATAATTTATAACCGTCAGAGATGGTTGAGGCTGCAACCAACTTCCGAAAGTCTGGATTCAATGATTCAGATTCGGCAATGTTGGCTCAAGTTGCGGCACAATATCAAAATATTGCAGATACGGCTGTTTCGGCTGGCGATGCAGCCGCTTCTATCACATCACAGATTCGCGCGTTTGGCGAAGATGCGAGCTTTGCTACAACTGTAATTAACGCATACAACGAAGTAGCAAATCGTTTCAGTGTAGGTACCAATGACCTATCACAAGCAATGGAAATTGCCTCTAGTGGTATGGCTACCTATGGAAATAATTTCCAACAAGTCATAGGCATGGTTACGGCTGGTACAGAAATTATGCAAGGGCGTAGTAGCCAAGTAGCTAGGGGTTTAGCAACGATTGCGGCTCGCATTGTAAAGAACCAAGACGCTCTTGCGGAATATGGTATTCAAGTTGAAAACACAGATGGTAGTCTAAGAAGCACATTTGATGTATTATCCGAGTTAAAGACAAAATGGGACGCGATGACCGATGCGCAACGTGTCGCATTAGGTGATACAATAGCTGGTTAAATTGATTTAGCCAGAGACAGACTTAATTGACGGGAAAGAACAGGGTCGAACTTGTTATCTGTGCATTTGCATGGATGCCTAAGAGCCTTATACACCAACTTATTATGGCGACATAATAGGGGTCTAAACCAATCATTTAGAGTATGGTAAAAGAGATAAGGATATATGGTCAATCCGCAACGAAGCATCTATTGAAATATAGATGAACGCTCAACGAACATCGAAAGCAACCAATATGTATTGGTAAATGTAACTAATCATGATTAGAATAAGCCGTTTAACGGACGAAGCGAGTAGAGTAGGCGATAGTGCTAGTCGCTGAAAGAGTCTGCGTGTTGCAATTTTATGTTGCAACATAAAATATGTTCTATTCCTATGCGAAAGGTGTAGGCAATGATATTATCAAAATATAATTGATGGAGGAAGGTGGAAACATATTAAGACTAAGCAAGGAAAAAGTCGATGACATATTGATGTCAAGAGGACTAAAGTTAAAAGACGATGTATATATTTCAAGTAAATCTAAAATTCACTGTGTAGACGAATATGGATATGAATACAGTTTAACATTAGACAATATACAAGATAAGAGAACGGTTAGTTTTGCTAGATATTCTGCACGAAATCCATATACATTACACAATTTGAATCTCTTTATAAAAGAAAATGGACTTGAATGTGAGTTGCTTTCCACAGAGAACCCAAAAAGTGAAAAAGACAAGTTGGAGTTTAGATGTAAATGTGGTGCGCATTATTTCTTATGTTACAATCATTTGCTAGTAAATCAAAAAGATACCTGCAATGAATGTGGCAGAGCAAGAGAAAGCAAATATACTCCGGAGTGTATAAATAGTATTATATCTGATTTTGGATATTCTTTAATAGAAAACACCCAAGCATCATATCGTTCGATTTGTATAAGAGATGTCGATGGATATAAATATAAAGCAACTCTGCCGAATTTAATGAATGGTACAACGCCTATAAAATTTCACAAATTAAATCCATATACAATAGAGAACATGAAGTTGTTCTTAGCTTCCAATAAGTATCCAGTTAAACTTTTAGAACCAGATGATAAAGTAGTAGAAGTACGAACAGATTATCTCAAATTTATTTGCTGCGATTGTGGCTCTGAATATATGGCAACATGGAGTCAAGTAGTTGAGACAAATAGATTTAGATGTGAAAAATGTGTTAAGAAACAATCAAATCTATCATATTATGTTGAACAATATTTAATAGAAAAAGGCGTTGAATATATTAGAGAATTTAGATTTGATGATTGCCGTTACAAAAGAGCATTGCCGTTTGATTTTTATTTGCCATCGTATAATTATGTTATTGAGGTAAATGGAGATCAACATTATTATGAGAATCCAATGTTTCAGCAATCTCTCGAAGAACGACAAAAAATAGACAAAATCAAAGAGGAATATTGTGCCGAACACAAAATAGGGTTTTTAGCAATACCAAGATGGTGGATTCAGAATAAACACGAAACAAAAAGATATAAACGAGAAATTGATAATATCATTGAGCAAGGTTAGCACCCTTGTTTAATATTTAAGCAGAATCAATATAAAGTCCTTGCCAGTGTTATGGCAAATTTCCAACATGCCATTGATGCAACCAATACTGCGCTAGAGTCTGCTGGCTCTGCCGCTAAGGAAAATGCGGCTTACATGGAGAGCCTAGAAGCAAAAGAAAATGCTCTCAAAGCCGAATTTGAGGATTTTGCAAATCGTGTCTTATCTAAGGATGTTGTTAAGGGATTCTTAGAGGCTGGCACATCAATGCTTGATTTTGCCAACAATGATGTTGGTGCGGCTATTACTAGAATTGGCTTGTTAACCACTGGTATGACCGGTCTTACTGGTATTGCTGGTCAGACCATTGGTAAAATAGCCGAGGTTGGATTACAACTCAAAAATCTTGGCGTTGGTGGGGATTCATTCCTTGGAATGCTTGCAAGTGGTAAGATTGCTCTAATTGTTGGCGGGGCAGTTGCCGCAATAGCATTATTAGCAGAAACCATTCGAGCAATTAAGAATGCTTATGATGAGGCACATCCGTCATTTGAGGACGCAAATAAAAATCTTCAAGAAACACAGACGGAGATTCAAAATACTACAACTGAGCTTGAGCAGTATAAGCAAAAGCTACAAGAGCTTAACGCTATCGATCCGAAAGATATAGGTGCTGGATGGGCATCTGAACGTGCTGAATTGGAAACAAACGTCCAAACAGCAGAAGCGTATCTTGATGTTCTAAAGCAAATTGAACAAGCTCAAACTGGCAAAATTGAAGACTCTAAATATATAACTGGTTATACTGGACAGAATGTTGGCGATTATAGTAATGGTTATATTGGTACAGAGGCCAGTGGGCAATTAGCTGTTACTGAATCTCAGGTAAAGGCTATTACTGCTGAATATACCACGCAAGAGGAAGCAGTAATGTCTATTTCTCTTGCGCTCAAAGATTATATCACTGGATGGGAAACATTCAAGGATATGTCAATGGACGATGTTGTTGCGGAGTTAAGTGACCAGCTATCAGCTCTTGGCATCAACGTCCATTCTACGGTTGAAACGATATCTCAATCCTTTGATAACATGGGTGCTCTTGCCGATAAAGCGGCAGACGGATTCGATGAGCTTACTAAAGCCGAACAAGACCAAGCGACGCAATATGTATCTGATTATCAGGCATATGTTCGTGGGCTAATTGATAGCGGCAATCAATTAGACGCAGAACAACGTCGTGAAATACAGAACTACTTAAACCTATCGGCAACTTCGGCTAACTTCAATAGAACTCAAGCAACAACCGCAGACACGATTTCTTTTGTTGCGAGTGCATTTGGAATCACGGCGGACTCTGCGGCCAATTTTGCAGCATCTATTGGGTATATTGACCCCACTCTAACGGGTGTTGCTGATAAAATGGTGCAACTTGCCGATGGTGCATGGGCACTTAAAGACAGTTGCGAACAAGGTGCGGACGGCCTATATTATCTAAAAGACGGTTGCGACGCATTAGCTGGTTCTGGTGATGAAGTAGCAGATGCCATGTCGCAAATTGAGGTTGCTACATACGATACTTCAACCGCAGCAGCTCAATTAACAGCATCCCTATTTGACCAAAATGGGCAACTTACCGAAGCTGGGCTGCAAGCATTAAGTGTTGACAGCTCTATGCGATCTCTTGCTACAAGCGAACTTCAGGCTCAACAAGCAGCCGCACAGACCAACTATACTAATCTTATTTTAGAGATTCAAAAAGTTGGGTCTGCCGCAATGATTACAGCTGGGCAACTATCTCAAATGATGGCTCTAGCTGGTGTTGATTCTGCACAGGGACTTGTTGGCGGGTTAGCTTCTGGTGCAAATACAGATATTGAGGGCTTAAAATCTGCATTCTTCCGTTCGTTTGGTAAGAGCGCAGATACTAATGTTGCAGATTTTAATAAATGGGTATTATCTCGTATTTCTTCCGCTGGACAATCTACCTATGATAAAATCATGGAGGATACTCAGAAGCGGTTAGATGAGATTTCCAAGAATTTCCCAACTGAAGAAAAAGCCGAAGAAGAGGCCGAAAAGCAAGCTAAGAAAGCTCAAAAAGCCGAAGAAGAGGCCGCTAAGGAATCTCAGCAAGCATATGAATCAGCTGCAAAATCTGCCGAACAAGCCGCTGAAGAAGCTAAGCAGAAAATCCTTGATTCTATCCAAGAGCTAAAAGACGCATCTGATGATTTCTGGGATAGCAAGACAGATGCTATTGAAGAAACAAATAAAGAGCTTGACCGTCAAAAGCAGCTCGAAGAAAAGCTTAAAGCACTAGAAGAAGCCAAGCAAAAGAAAATTCTACCCAACAAAAACGGCCAATTCCAATATAATAAGGATTATGGCACGATTGCTAAGGCTCAAGCCGATTATGAGGAAACGCGCGATAAGATTCAGCGTGAACGTGAGCTAGAGCAGCTTCAAGAGATGAAAGACAACGCCACTGAGATATTCAACGAAATGAAAGATATTGTTCAGAATGGCGGCAATGTCACCCAATCCATGATTAACGGTTGGCTCTCTCAGATGCAATCTGATGGGGTTAATTATTATGACAGTAATAAGCAGATGCTCAATGAATGGCTCGAATGGGCTAGGGGTGCGATTACGGAATTTACAATGTCTGTATCTGAGACAGTAAGCGGTTCTGGCAATTCTAGTGGCTCAGGCTCATCAAACGGTGGTGGTGACGGTTGGGGTCTTAACGCATGGGCAACACAACATCAAGGCGATAGACATAATGAGGATGAACGAGGTAGCCCATATGTAGATGCTTGGTATCATTTATTTAAGAAAGAGCTTTTAAATGGGCTTGATTTAGGCGTAAACTCTGTTTTTGTTGACTATTCAAAGAAAATATTGGATGGCATAGACGACGTTTATGAGGAGCAGGACTATCTACAACGAAATCAAGCAATCAAGGGTCTGTATGATGAAATGAAAAAACTTACAGACCAATTAGGATATGTTCCTGATTATCTCAAAGAGTTTATGGAGCTTGGAGCAGGCTTAAAATCTAATATTGATATTATCGCAATGCAGTATGCCCAGAACTATGATAAATTAGGCTCTGTCGGTAAAACAATGCTAGATGCAATCCTTTCTGGTAATGAAGACTACATGGTTGCGAATAAGAGCCGTATCGCAGATATGGCAGGTGGAACGACAGAAGATTTAATGTGGTGGAGTTATGTTCGCACTGCTGGTTCTGCCGCTGCTGCAAAACAGCTATTTGACAAAAGGACAGAAGACGATAAGAAAATAGCAGAGGGTATATACGGAGACAAGCTATCACAGCTTCAAACCATGATAGATCGTGCTGGTGGCATTGTCACGGATGAGATATACGAATGGGCGACAAAAGCTATAGGAGTCCTTGACCCGTTTGGTTCTGGATTAACCTCTATGTATTCCGACGTTGTTACTGGAAACAAATATCTGTATCAAAGTCAAGCTGCACTAGAACAACTTGGTTATCATGGTTTCTTGGGGAACTTTGGGTATACAAGCGAAGGCGGCGTTTCTGCTCCAACTGCGGCATTGATTAAGAGTAAAATGTTAGGCTCTACTGTATCCAATACTAGAGAGGAAAGCCGCAACCGCCTAATTGCAGGAAATATTTCTAGGATTGAGGATAATCTTGAGGATGTTGCACATGGTCAAAATGTCAGCCAAGAGTATATCAATAAAGCGAAAGATTTTATTGCCAAAACAATACAAGAAAATTCAAACAAATGGTTTGATACATTCGATGAAGCTGAAAAAGAGCGGCTGCACGTTCAAAATGAGCAACTTCGTGTATTGCAGTCACAAGTTGAGGCGATGGAATCACAAAACACTACTTGGGATAAAATGCTTGATAATGAGCAAGATATTATCCAAGATTTCGATACAGATATCCAAGAACAAGTAGAGGCTCTTCGCGCACAAATGGCTGAAAATTCTGCGGCATGGTGGCAAACTGAGGATAAAGAAACAAGAGACGCTCTTCATGAGGCCAATGTAGAGCTTGCTAAACAAATTGAACAACTGTTAGGTAATGGTGTGCAAATGAAGTATGAGGGGCATACCGGTACATGGAGTTGGCAAGGCGCAAGAAATGCAAGTGGCACACACAATTTCATACCTATGGGGAAAGATGAAAATATCGACCCATGGTTCTCAGGCGGTGGCAAAGGTGGCATTAACGGCGCAAATGCCGGACTATCTTTAGTAGGTGAAAATGGCCCAGAATTGCGCGTTCTTAGACGTGGGGACAATATTATGCCAGCTGATAAAACGGCTAATCTATGGAAATGGGCAAGTTTGACTCCTAGCTCTATGCTTGGAGCGATTGGCAATAGTGGAAAAAAGACGAATAGTGTATACTATGGGTTCAATATTTCTAACCTACAGCTGCCAAATGCAACAGATGCTAAATCGCTTGTTCAGGGCTTGAAGAACTATGCTCTACAATATAATTATAAGCGATAAAATTTAACCAATTAAGGAGGGTGGGCAACTACCCTCCTTATATATCTATATGGAGGAAATATAGATTGGATAATAAAGAAAAATCTCCAGAACAGGAGTTGGTTGAATCCATCGGATTGATGATTGAAAAAGCTATGGGGCAATCAACTACTATGTATACTGGGGTGTTAAAATCAATCAATGGTAAAAAGGCGGTTGTGACGATTAACGGTCAAGACCATACAGTAGCCGTTATTTCTCCATCCGCATTGCTTGGTGCAATTACCAGAGTATTTGTTCCAAGCGGTAATATGTCCAACGCATTTATTGTTCATTCATAATAAGAGGAGAATCAACATGATTGATACAAAACAAATTCAAGCAATGGCCGAATTGCGCCGTGCATTACAGATATTTGCAACCACTCTATATGCCGATGATGAATCTGCTATGCAGATTGCAAGCATATATCCGGTATGGTCGGCAGATAAACAATATAAAGCAAATGACGTTATCTCATATGGTAAAAATAGTGTAGGCGACCCACAGTTATATCTAGTGCTACAGGCGCATAAGTCACAATCTGACTGGTTACCTGATGCAACTGCAAGTCTATATAAAAAGATGGGCATTAGCGAAAGTGGCTATCCCATTTGGACACAACCTTTAGGCGCGGTCGATGCTTACAATATTGGTGATATTGTTAGCTATAATGGTAAGCTATATAAATCCATTATCAACGCTAATGTATGGGCGCCAGACGCATATCCTGCTGGATGGGAAGAATATACAGAATCAACCGGTGGTGGAGATTCAGGAGAAACAGGTGGCGGTGGAACTACAGAGCCAGAAACGCCTCCAACTGAAACAATCCCAGATTTTGTACAGCCAACAGGCGCACATGACGCATATAAGAAGGGCGATAAAGTCAAGTTTGAAGGGAAGATTTATGAAAGCCTAATTGACGCCAATACATATAGCCCATCTGCTTATCCTGCTGGTTGGAAGGAAATAACAGAATAAAATTTAATAAACAAGAGGTGATATAATGGCACTAACAACTCCTATTTTATATACTCAAGTGGCATTTGATGCCTCTAAAGACCAAGTATTCAAATTCAATGTAATAGGTGGCGACCAAGTAACAGGCGCGACCATTACGATTAAGGATAATGCATCGCTAGTTACGGCTTATACTGGAACAAGCACTAGCTTTGCATATAGTATTACTGTGCCAGCTGGTTCATTGGTAAATGGGCACTATTATCAAGCTAGCATTGTGACGCATAATGCGGCAGGTGAATCATCGCAACCATCTAACACGATTCAATTTTACTGCTATTCAACGCCAACTTTCACATTCAGCAATCTGCCATCGACCCATATTATTAACAACGCTTCATATGTATTTGATGTGACGTATAACCAGACAGAAGGTGAGACGCTGAATGCGTATAGATTTGACCTGTACGACAATACGGGCATTCTCCTGTCTACATCTGGCAGTAAATATGTATCGAGTGGCGGCTTGCCTCTGACTGTATCATATACATTTAGCGGCTTTGAAGATAAGACGGTATATGGTATTCAATGTACTGGCACAACTGTAAACGGTATGTTGGTTGATACCGGTCTTGTGACAATCTCTGTACAATATGAGACGGATCGCGTCTATTCATACTTATATCTAACAAATAACTGTGAAGATGGTAATATTACGATTGAGTCCAATGTTGTTGGTATCAACGGTACGTCTTACCCAGACCCACCTACATATGTGGGCAATACGGTTGATTTGACTGCAAACGGCTCATACGTCAAATGGGCAGAAGGATATCAGCTACCAAATGATTATACCATGAAAATATGGGGCAAGTCATTTAAAGCCAATACTGATACGACCAAGGAGCCAGCCAATATCGTATCTCTAGCGAATTCAAGTGGTGGCACAGTATCCATCTCGTATTGGGAAGACACTACCAAAGCATGGTATCAGATGCGCGTACAAGATGCAAATGAATTGTATGCTTATGTTATAAAATCAGCCACAATAACAAAGCCAGCCAGCACAGATTATCTATTCCTATGGATTAGATGTGTAAGCGGTTTATATGACCTGAAGATTGAGAATTTAGGCGCAGATTGGAATAATGGGGTGGTGACGGTATGATTGGTTTACTAGGCTATAATTTTTGTTCAGATGGCAATGCGCTTGACCCTATGCCAACAAGCGTAAATAACATTACAACGACCACGATTCAGAATGGTATATACGACCATTTCTATGCGGGATATGATGTGACTAGTGATTATAGCCATGCTCTGCCAACTGCATGGGATTTCAATACTATCATGGATTGCAACTTTGAGAATAATATCTCAGCTGGTAATATTGACGATTTGACGAGCAATATATCTGGTATTAAAATTAAGCGGCGCGAGAAGGGTACATTTGACTGGACGACAATCAAGGAGATTGCCGTTGCTAGCATTGATGACCTGTCATTTATTTTCACAGACAATCTAGCCTCTAACTACACGCAATACGAATACGCCTATGTGCTAATCACGGGCCAGACTGAGGGTAGCTATACAGTATCTGAGGTGTATTCCAAATTCAAGGGCGTATTTATTTGTGATGTGAATACGATATATAAATTCTATGCTGATATTGAATATGGCTCAACTGATAGTGTACAAAAAATCGGCACATATGAGCCGTTTGGAAGAAAATATCCTGTTATGGTGAGCAATGGCTTACTTGGTTATGATACAGGTACAGTCAGTGCATTGATTCTACCTAAGAATTTTAGCCAATCTAATAGAATTGATCGTCAGGCAATTACGACAGAACGCAATGCGTTGTTTAAGTGGTTGACTAATAAGAAGCCAAAGATGCTAAAGGACTGGAACGGCGGTGAATGGCTCATCCAAATAGTTGGCAATCCTCAGACTGACTATGAATCCAATTATGGTATGGGCATTCAGCGCATGACGGCAGAATGGGTGCAAACGGGCGACCCAAAAGAGAAGTCCGACCTTTATGCAAATGGGCTAATTCCACGGGAGGATTAACACATGATTAACATTGGCGCTGAGGACTATAACGTCCTCAAACAGCAATATATTAAAAAATATATACGGCTCGAATTGCTTGATTTTCAGTACAATATCGTTGATGAGTTGAGCGGCAACATGACCAAATGTTCAATCAACGTGGACTCCAATAGCGACTTGCGGCGTTCGTGCGATTTGGGCTTTGTGGTCACTACTAGCACGTTTGATATCAAAGCCGGTAGCAAACTATGGCTAGATAAATTTTGCCGTCCATATGTTGGCTATGAGAATATGCGCACAGGCGAGATTCAATGGTACAACCAAGGAATATATCTAGTCAATAACCCGAAGTGGTCATATGATGCGTCAACCAATGAAATATCTATGCAAGCTCTCGACCTGATGAGCAAGCTGACCGGCCTACGCAATGGTAATCTTGAGGGTATCCCTACTAAAATAGCCAAAGATGAGAATGTGCGCGAGGCGATTATCAAGACGATTGAGCTAGGCGGCTTTACTAAGTATGTATGCGAAGAATGTAAGACCAAGGACGGCACGATTGTACCTGTTCCATACGATATCGAGATTGATGTTGGAGGCACGGTGTACGATATATTATCTTCATTACGCGATATTATGCCTAACTATCAAATCTATTTTGATGTAAGTGGTGTATTTCATTATGAGCCGATTCCGCTTGCATACGATGATCCAGTGTTGATTGATGATGATTTGTGGACAAATCTGCTCATTTCAGAAAACATCAACACCGACTTTGAGAACGTTAAAAATTATGTAGAGGTGCTAGGCTATACATGGGATGTGGATTATTATAGCCCCTCTGAGAGCACAACTGTATCTAATGGTAAAATTACGCCCACTTTTGCCGATTTGACCGCTCTTGAAGATGGAACAGCAGTGGGCATTACGTTACCAAGTGCGGCAACAAGTGAAAATGGGTTGATTATTAGTTTTCTTGGAGACAATGATATTATAGATATAAACAATCACAATGTCAAGTCTTTACCAGCAGAAGAAGAGCTAATTTTTCAGATGACCCCATACGAAGGAACTAATGGGTTACCTGATGGATACACAAAGTTGTATTATATTCAATCTAACGGAACACAATATATAGATAGCGGATTTAAGCCGAACCAATATACTAGGGTTCTTGCAGAGATGCAATGTGTATCAAGTTCTGGTGGGGTTCCAAGTTCATTATTTGGATATTCTAAGGCTGATTCAACCCAAAGATATGAATTTTATCAATATAACAACTTGTTTTATAGTCCATACAATAATGCAACCGGTACATCTCTTCCTCTTGTGACCGCAAAAATCAAAATTAACAAGAGGAGAACATTAACAAGTGTCAATGGTGAAAATATTTCAGCTGGCTCTTATACACAATTCCAATGCGATGGGAATATGTATATATTTGCCCTAAATAAAGAAGGTAGCCTAGAAAATTTGAGTGGAGAAAAGAGATTGTATTCATTCGAGATATATGATAGCTCGACGCTTGTTCGTAATTTTATTCCGTGCAAAAATCCATCAGGCGTTGTTGGGTTATATGAAATGGTAGAAGGTAAATTTTATCAAAATAAAGGAACTGGTGAATTTATTGCTGGTGCAGATAAACCAGAAGATTTACTAATGGCTTGGAGATATATGGGACATCAACAAGCCAGAGCTATATCCTACGATAACAATCTAGATAGCCCATTCTATGTAGGCAACCCGATTGGCTCTAGTTCAGTAGGCCGAATTCGTATTGTGCTATATGGCGGTGAATACGACAACATATATTCAGATGATCTAGCTAAGCAAAGAGCAGATTTTGAAATATATCAGCGGGCTAGATTGAATGATAGTATAACAATGACAACTGTACCAATCCCATGGATGGACGCGAACATCGTCATATCACATAGATTTGGGCAAAAAGAAATTCCAAGTAAATATATTGTTAAATCGTTTAGTGTGGATTATGCGACAGGCGGTACTATGACGATTAACGCTATTACTTGGTATCCATATTATGAAGAAAGCGAGGTGGTTTAAGTTGGCTACAAATTTTCCAAACCAGACGTTCACTACAATGCAGGATATTACTGCGGCTGATGCAGCGCTAATTAAGCAGTATCAGGATTATATGCAAGATGGTAATATCAATGCCGCACAGTCTGTATTAGCCAACATTGCTAATCATGAAAACAAGATAATCACAGCCGACCTAATCAACTCTATCTTTGATACTTGTACGGCAATTCAGGATTATTATAATAAGAGATATAGCCCAGCTTATGTCGTATCTGAGACACAGCCAACGAATCAGCAACCAACCGATTTTTGGTTTGAGGTGACAGGGGTGACGGCATGAATTATCAAGACACCCATCTTGAAGACAAAGCGTTATGGAATCAGTTACAGATAGCATGGGAACAGGGCGATTATACTGCGGCGCTGAATGTTTTGAAGAATGCAAGCCTGAGTGATAAACAACTTAATGCGGCGACTATCAATTCTATAACTGCTGAATTGACTAGATTACAAAATCAAAAAGATACTGGTTTTAAACAGGATAAGATTGTGGTTTCAGCTGAACCTCCTGCTGGTTTGGCTGAGGGTAAGGTATATTTTAGGTTGATTGGGCCGACCATGGGTTATACTGTGCAGAATTCTTATTTCATTGAAATTCTACAAAAAAATGGAACTTCATATGATACCCTTAATCCATATATGTATGCTACAGATATGCAAATTCCTACGGCATTAGAGGACGGCAGTAGATATAATTCTTTAGATGAGCTAATGTATGATTTAGCAAGATTCTTTTCAATTACCTAATAAATGGTGGTGAAAGACGATGAGTAAAAATATCATATTAAATCAATTAAACGAAGATAAAACATATAACAAATTATATCCAGCCGGGGCGATTGACTATACTTTTTTAAGCAAGGAAACGTCCGAGGCATATAGTGTAGAAAACGGAACTGTAAAAGATGCGTTGAGTGGATTACAGGATTATATTAGTCAATCAAATATCGTATCTTTGAAGGTAATAGATTCAAGAGGAACACCGCTTAAAGGAATCCAAGTTGTAGGAATTTCTGGAACGCCAAGCACAGATGCTGACGGATTTGTTTCTGGCGTGGCTAATACAAATTCATTAACTCTTGTATCCTCATATGTGGATATAGAGAAGACAAAAACTGTTGATATTTCCAGATATATAAATACATTGAAAATATTAACAGTTATTATGAACAATGTCGCAGAAAATTATATTGTAAGATATAACACATCACAACAAGTAAAATTCTCTAGAAGAGTGAAGTCTATAGATATCTGCTGTGTTGGGGGAGGTGGTGGTGGATGTAGAAATTATATGGTTGGTACAACTGATATATCATATTCTCCCGGTGGAGGCGGTGGCGGTGGTGCTATAATAAATGAGTATAATGTAGTACCTCAATCAGAAACTATCTATAATATAATCGTAGGAACTGGCGGCAAAGCCGGGCATCCTGCAAGCGATGGTGGAAGTAGTAGCTTTATAACTGTGTCTGCCGCAGGAGGAAAAGGAGCACCAGCGACTGTAGGTGGAAAAGCTGGTGCGGCACACTGTGGAGATGGTGGAAACGGCGGTAATGATGATATACAAACAGGAAATGGAGAAAAATCTACGGTATCTGAATTTAGAGAAGGAAGAATCTTTTATTCAGGCGGAGGTGCCGGAGGCCGAAGATACCAATATGATACGCATGATGTTGTACCGTTTGCTGGTGGTCAACCAAATGGCGCAAATGGTGGTGCGGCAAGCATATATGTGAGAATAAATGCTACAAATGCTGGAATTGGCGGTGGCGGTGGCGGTGGAACTACCCACACTTATGAATATGCGTCTCAAGAAGCATCACCATCATCTGGTGGAAACGGAATAGTAGCAATTCGCATCCATTTCTCATAAAGATGAGTTTAGGAGTATAAGTATGGCGAATAAGCAAATAACTATAAAACAATTTAATAATAATGGATATGACACATTGTATCCGCAAACCAGTGCCACACAAACCGTATTAAGCAACAAAACATCCACTTCTTTTGGTGGTTCCAATGTAACCGTAGATTCCGCACTTAACAAAATAATCAAAAAATTGCAAGCAGATAAAAAAATATCTGTGAAGGTCGTCGATGGGAAAGGGAATGCTGTTCAAGGTGCAAAAATCAACGGATTGCTTAATTCCCCTGTTACAAATTCCAATGGAATAGTCAATGGCGTATTTGTGTCCGACCCGTTAACGATTGTTTCTCCTTACGTTGATTTGAATGATACTACAGTAAATGGGGCATCATATGTTGGTAGTGTAAATACACTAACAGTGACACTGCCAATAGCCGGAGAGAATGGGATTAAAAGATTTACTTCATCCAAATCCGTCAAATTCTCAAAAATGGTAAAAACAGTAGATGTTTGTTGTGTTGGCGGTGGAGGGGGTGGTGGTAATCTTATCACCTATACAAGTGGCGCAGAGACATACTATCATGTAAGTGGCGGGGGCGGTGGCGGTGCTATTGTCAATTCATATGGTAAATCCATTAACGCCGATACCGATTATATTCTTTCTGTAGGTTCTGGTGGTGTTTCTGGAACTACAGGAGGTGCTGGTGGAACTACGACGTTTCTATCTGTTAGTGCGACTGGTGGCGGTGGGGCATACGTATATCGGCCCGACAGTTCTAGCTCTCCAATAGGAAAGGGTGGTTCAGCCGGTTCGTCCGGTTCTGGTGATGGGGGAGATTATAATCAAAATGGAGAAAATTCAACAATCTCTGAATTTAATGATGGCACAACATTCTATTCTGGCGGTGGAGGTGCTGGAGGCAGAAAAGGCGGAACACCAAACGGTGCGGACGGCGCGTATATAACAGGTGGATATCCAGATGTATCTCGGCCACACTCAGCTACCACATCCGGAATAGGTGGCGGTGGAGGCGGTGCTACTTATGACAATCAAATACAAGCCGATTTACCATCATCAGGTGGTTCTGGTCTAGTAGCCATCCGTTTTCATTTTTAATAAAATGAGGTAATATAATATGAATTATTGTATTGTAGACGAAAATAATATCATCGTTAATATTATTGTATGTGAGGATGATGAAACCGCTAAAAAGCTAGGCGCTGTTAGTGGTTATCCTAGCGCATCAATCGGGGCAAAATATGACCCGTATAATTATTACGCTCTTGAAGAGCTAAAGAAAAAGGTAAATGAACAGGAAATTCTAATTAACACCCTAACCGGTGTAACTGAATAAGGAGGAATAATAAATGAGCGCAGAACAGATTATCAATGTTATCGTAGCAGTATTGGCCGGTCTAGCAACTTGTATTCCACTAGTTCTAAAGCTGGTGCAGTATGTAAAGAAGGCGACTCAAGAAAAGAATTGGGCTGGCTTGCTTGACCTAGTTATGAAGCTAATGGAACAGGCCGAAAAGAAATTTGCCGATGGCGCGACCCGTAAAGAATGGGTTATGGCTATGGTTCAGACAAGCGCAGAATATGTGCAGTATCCAATGGACGTTCAGGCTCTTAGTGATATGATTGATCAGTTGACCAACTTGACTAAGAATGTCAACGTAAAGAAGGAGACTAAGTAATATGGCTGTTTATATCGGTCAAGCTAGTATTGATGAAAATGGCGGCATTAAGAATGGCAAGGCTGGCAATCAATCAGGGCGTGAACTGAATCGGTCGAATTGGTATAATGGCGGTTGGACATTACTGATTCGAGCCAAAGACCCTAAGACGGCTGAAAAGATGGCTAAGGCGTGTGAAGCCGGTGTAGCTAATAGAAATATCGGATATGACCAATGGCAAAGAAATACGCTTAGAGCCGAAGCAAAGAAAGCAGCTTGGAATCTAGGTGCAATCAAGACTCCATGTGAAACAGACTGTAGTGCATTTATGGCTGTTTGCGCTGAAGCAGCTGGTGTCAATATGGACGTAGCATATACACAGGGCAATGCTCCTGCTACATTCCAGATGAAACAGCAATGGGCTAAGACAGGTAAATTTGAGATGATTACAGATAAGAAATATCTAACATCTAGTGATTATCTCAAGCGTGGCGATGTGCTGGTCAATGAATCTCGACATACTGTAATGGTTCTTAGCGATGGGCCTAAAGCCGAACAGATTGATGAAAAGCATGAGGCAAACAAAGCTAAGGTAAAGAGCCGCTTTGGATTTGATGATAAGACAATCGAGTTCCTAGATGGTTACAAATGGAATAAGGCGCTAATGGAGAAATTAGCGACCAAGCCATGATGCGGCTTAGTTATAAGCGAAGATGGAGTAAAGGACAGATGAGCAAGACAATCGTTCTGTACTGCATTAGGGCTATTACCCTAATTGCAGTATGGGCGGTTGCCCTCAAAACATACGCCGTGTTCAAATGGGGCGCAACGGATATTAGCGATGTGCTGATATTTGCAGCTACAGCATTTGGTGGTGAATTGCTCTTACTGGCATTTAAGCGCGTCTTTGCTAAAAAGAATGAAAATCCAGATGAATATAGTTGATAGGATGTGATAATATATGGCAACAATCAGAGCCGCAGATGGTGGCTATCTATTAAATTCAGACCAATTTAATTATACCAAGGATGCACAGGGCAGACCCGTGCTTAATGTAAAGGGTGTAGCTGGTGATGGTGGTGCATCAGGTGATTTCAAGTCAGATGGCACAGTACCAATGAGCGGCAATTTATACATGAATGGTAATAATATCATGGGTGTTAAATCCATTAGTAATACAGATAGCGGCATGGCTATTGAATCGGAGGTCAGCTTGAACAACCATAAAATTACTGACCTGCTTGACCCAACAGCTGATCAAGATGCTGCAACCAAGGCATATGTAGATGAGCATAGCCTACTTGGTGATGATGGCAAGATTGACAGCGACCTGAACATGAATGAGCATGGTATTGTCAATGCTCATAGAATCAGCACAGACGGCCCAGCGCCATTATATATTGGCTCGACCATTGAGCCAACTGGTACAAATGCGCCTAGATTAACTGGCTCAAATGATGGCACAGCGGCATTCGTTAAGGCTGATACACAGGCTACTTATGTACCTGTCAGTGTAGGTGCGCCAACATCAGTGAATCATGCTACTACCAAAGAATATGTAGATGGTAAAACAGGCGCAATTCAAGCTAGTGCAATCCTTAAATCGGGCGGCACTATGGTAGGTAAGCTCAAGCTAACGGCTGAGCCAACTGAAGATAATGACGCAGTTGATAAGGGATATGTTGACGCTATTTTACCAGCATTCACGGCTGCTGATAATGGTAAGGTATTGGGTATTGTAAACGGTGCTTTGGTTTGGGTAGACAAGGCTGGATTGAAAGGAGAATGATATATGGTTAAATTTTGTGGTGGTATCGCTTTAGGCGATGGACTCAAGATTATTAACGGGGTGATTTGTGATGCTGGAGCAACAAGTGTTGACAGAAGTAAAGCAGTATCTACTTGCGGTCAGCTCTGGGATGGAGCATTATTTACCGTGGTTAAAGTTGGCGGCGCTGGTTATATCACTCTACATGGTTCGGAAGGCGAAGAAATTGGTGCGCCTGTTATGGGTCGTGGTAATTGCGGCGTTGGTCTTGATGGGCGCTTTTTCAAGATTGTAAAGGGTGCAGTTACACTACAGGATGGCTTTGTGCTGACTGTTAATGCAACCCCTGCTGATGCTACTATCGCTGTTAAGGATGCAGATAGCGCGGCTGTTACGCCTATTACCGGTACGACCAATCAGTTTCTGCTTGGTGGTCTAGGTGATAGTTATACTGTTACTGTCAGCAAGACGGGCTATACCGATCAGACCAAGACGATTACAAACGACAAAGACCAGACTATCATTGTGACGCTAGTTGCTAGTGGCGATTAATATATAATTATAGGGTAGTATAGATTGATTTCTATACTACCCTATTTTTTACTCCACTACATCATGACCCATAGCATCATGTAGTGCCTGTCTATAACCTAGGTCATATCCATCTGATTTGCCTGATTGATATCCATCATCATAACCAGCATCATATCGTTCTTGAGCGGTTTCTTCCTTACCATCTTCAAGACCATTCAAGTATGCTTCATCACAACTTACAATATTAACATCTAGCCCATCATATTTAGCAATTTCAGCATTATGCCTAGCGCATAAATCCTCTAATGTGGCGACCATAATAGAATCTAGCCGTTTGCATAGATATAGTGTCTCTGCGCCATCTAGCAATTCATAATAATCACCAATGCGCCTAAATTTCCACATCTAGTCCTCCTCCTTCCTCAAAATCTTGGATTGCATCATCATATCCTGTACTGTATCCATCATCATATGCTTCAAGTACTGTGGTCAATAGTTCAAAGAATACCTCTGCTGTATCAGCATTTGTTTCCATTTGAAAAAGGGAATATGGCTCATGTGGATAAGCAGGGTCAACTAGGTGGATACAGGATTCGTCGCCGTCAATGTGTAGAGTAGGAATAATCATACGCCTGTAGAGCCAAATCCTGCTAGACCGCGCTCTGTTTTATCTAGTTCATCAACTAGCTCAAATTCAGCTTGGTCATATTTGCGTAGTGCCATTTGAGCAATTCTATCACCATTGTTGATTTTGATACAATCATCGGTTGTATTGAGTAGGATAACAACAACCTCTCCAGTGTAGTCCTCATCTACAATACCGCCAATACAGATTAAGCCTTTACTAGCCAAACCCGAACGTTGTAGCAACTGTAGCATATACCCCTGTTCTGGTTGGAATGCCCATCCAGTAGGAATTTTTACTGTTTCATGTGGACTGACATACACCTGCTCAAAATGGTCTGTATTGACTTCCATATGCTTAAAATCCGCATCTGGATTTAACTCAATACATTTATCTACGCGCAAATCACAATAAATATCCGCACACGCTGCTTTTTCACTACCATAAGTAGGTAGTTTAGCTGTATCTGATAGTCGCTTTGCTTTGATTTTCAATAAATTAAATCCTCCTCATACATAGTATCAATACCATATTCAAGAGCACAATCATGTTCAATTTGGCATCCTCTAGCTGTCTGCCAACCATCACAGAAGAATACAATATCAGCTTCGCTCATTAGCTTAATTGACTCACCTAGATACCATAGGGGTTTGGCGTCATGCGGCGTGTTTTTAAAAAATGAATAAATAATGTCAATACACTCGTTTTCTCTGGCAAACTGTGTTGCTAGTCTGTCAATGATATAATTGCGTTTGTTCTCAATTTCTTCAGTTGTCTTGCCGTTCATCGGCTGAGAGATAAAAATTTTACTCATTTGGTTCATATCCTCTCTGTGTTAGTTCTAGGAAGCGTGGTAGCGTCTCGCAAAAATCACAGAACACCTGCCAATCAGGTAGTGGGTGAGGCCGTCTTTGCTGATAGATTGTTTTGAGTTGTCTATAATTGGTCGTCATTGCAGCTGTAAGCTCAAATCCACTAGGAATATTATATAGCATCTCAAGTCGCGCTTCTTTTAGCGTATCGTCTGATACGGTAATTCCTTCTTTGCGTACATTGAGAAGCCTGTTATATTCAGCAATCTTCTCATTCAGTACATCGATAGCTCTAGGGTCAACATAACGGTTGCATTGCTGTCTTGGGTTCATATTCTGTAGTTTGTGCATTGTAGAGCAAGATGAAACGAAATCAACAAAATGGTATCTTTGCAATTCTACCCATGCCTTTTGGCTAAATGTAAGGTCAAATTGGACGATAATACCATTTAGAGCATTATCGTGTCCTTCTCCTGTTGGACAATTCAAGCAAGCCAAAATACCTTTAGTAAGCTCGGCGGTCAAGCCGTCAAGCTTAACCGCCTTTGGATACTTAGCCGCTCTAATGGAATCATCTAACGCATATACACGAACATTAGATACATTAGGCAATTAGAAGTCCTCCTCAATATCATATTCAGCTAGAACATCCTCTGTAATGTCATGGCAGTCAATGTCCACTAGGTATAGCTTATCGCCCTCGTAGCAATCAGGTGAATATGTGACCATATCTACTTCTACACAGGTGTCATCATCTACCCATACACGCTCACCAATTCTAGGGATAATCATACGCGCGGCATGGGTATATGACCATACACGCCCTTCACAGTCCTCATTGCCATCAATAAAATATCTTAGCAGAAATTCCATTTATTTAATCCTCCCAATTATATGGCTTGCAGAAATAATTAATTTCATTTGGTGCAACATATTTCTGTAGCACTACATACATTTCCTGTTCATCATCATCAGCATTGATTGGTAGATATACTAAATCGCCCTTATTTGGTTCGCCCATTAGGTCTAATTCATCACATGAACAAATCCAGTCCTCATTACCTAGTCTACCTAGATAGAAATTGATACGATTTTCTGTCATTTTAGTTTACTCCTTTATTCACATTTTGTCCAGCCGCATGACTTACAAATTTTGCAACCGCCCTCAAACATAACTGGTTCACCGCATTCAGGGCATAGTTCTGTTGAAATTGCGGCTAGTGCATTGCTCAACTTTTTAATGCTGTCTGTTGCTTTATTGGCAACCTCACTTAGATTTTTAGCCACATTAGCCACATCATCCTCTTTATCATCTAGCTCACTTTGCATCTCATTATACATCTCTACTAGAGCATTACCAATAGCCATAGGGCAACAAGACCCCTTACTAGTATCGTGGTAGGTTGCCTTTCTAGTAGCATAAGATGGGCATACACCAGTTGAATCAAGTTGGTCTTTGATAGTCATAATATCCACACCAGCACGGCATAGTAGGCTTACCATACGACTCAGACCTGTCATGAAATTGGCGCATCCGCCTGTCGAGCCTTTATTGAAATATACCTCTTGCAGATTACCGTCAATGGGGTCAAAAAATGCTAGAACATGAAGTGAGCCGCATCCTGTCTGGATTTTGCGCTTCTTACCAATCAGGTCATTGCTTGGTTCAATGATTGAGCCGCGAGGTAGGATAGTTGATTTTGTTTGACCTTCATTATTACTCTTATTACTATCCTCAGTAAGCAAAATACCCTGACGGATTGCATTAGGTCTGAAAATGGTACATCCCTTAATGCCCTTCTTCCAACACTGAATATAAATATCCTTGACTTCATCAAATGATGCTTCAGTAGGCACATTGATGGTCTTGCTAACGCTCATGTCTGTATATTTGCTGATAATAGCAAGCATAGCTACATGATCATCAACAGACATATTAAGTGCAGTTGGGAAAATATCGTGTTCATCAAAATCTAGCTGTTTGCCCTCATCTTTTAGCTTATGATAGAGATAATAAGCATAATCCATCATCTTAACGATTTTTACGTCCTTATCGTCCTGACCACCAATTTTTACTTTTCTATCATAGCTCAATGAGAAGATTGGTTCGATACCACTAGAGCAGTTATTGCCAAATACCATAGAAATTGTGCCACATGGCGCAACGGCCTGAATCTTGGCGTTACGAATACCATATTCAGACATATCAGCAATTACATCATGTTCTAGCACAGATTTGACATATGTGCTATCTGCATGTTTATCTGGCTCGCATAGAGGAAAACAGCCCTTTTCTTTAGCAAGCTGAACGGACGCATAATATTCAGCATTGCTAATCATTTGCATTAGAGATTCAACATAATCTCTCGCCTTTTGACTATCATATTTCATACCTAGCATAGCAAGCATATCTGCTAAGCCAGTAATACCAATGCCAATAGTGCGCATACTCTTCTGATAATTTTCATAAATCTTATCAGGGAATTTATTTACATCAATAATATCATCAAGCATACGGACAGCAATGGAGATAGTATCTCTTAGAGCATCGGTATCAAGATGTGCTTGCTTAGTAAATGGATTCTTTACAAAATTGTGTAGGAATAATGAACCAAGGTTACAAGCGCCACCATACTGTGATGGGTCTGTTGCATTGATTGTTCCTGCTAGATATTCTGCCACACATATTTAATGTGCTAGACTATATCTTATCCCTCGTCTTTGCACGTTAGGGCAATCGCACTGCGTAAATTAATTTGGATTTGCCAGTTTTCGTCACTCATCCATACTGGTTGATACTCATATCCAAGATATAGTTTATACATCATACTATCAACCATATATGGCTTTACTAAATTGATAAATGTTTCATAACTAGACTGTTGAATACGCAACCGTCTAAACTTATCTCTCTTGATAATTGAACAATTCAAATTGAATTTATCTTTGAGTATCCTACTCATTGCTTCAACTGTTTCAAGAGAATATCTGTCTGTGCAAATATCAATGCGTCTTGATCTAATATTATTAGTTGATTTACCTACAAGACAAACATATCCATCGCTCATATACCAGTTGGCAAGTCCGTTTGGAGTCAGCCAACTTAATGCCTCTTTGGATGCTACTCTATGTTTGTAGTCATCGTAGAAATGGTGGTATTTTTTAGCGAAGTACGGATGGGCTTTGATATATAATTCCCAATTATCTTTATGATTACATCCATTTGCCCATTTACCTTGATGGAAATTTACAACAATATCAAAATTGGAACAAGACTCTAAATCAGATTTAATCTTATAGATAAAATTTTTGTTGATACTGCTCATTCTGATAGCACGCTTAGTTACGCCATTATCAATTCTTGCATCTCCAAAAATAAGTCCCGTTAAATATCCTTTTAACTCTGAACTGTTCATACTATTATAGCCTCCTATAATTTCGTATCATGTTAAATTTACATTAGTCGTTGAACCTTCCAACCTATTGTTGGCTTGGCTGCTGATTAGCTTTTGCTTTCCAGCAATTCACGATTGATTATTTTCATTAGATTTCTCTAAAGCCCTGCACTTTTTATCTAGGCTTACAGGGATTGCTACAAACAATTCTTTCTACATACCATGCAGGATTTCGGTTGTTGGCATTATCCTCATAGAATACGCCCGGCTCACCATTATCATATGCCATCTGCATGATTTCATTCCAAATATCACGAGCGCGAACATATTTGGTGAAATTGCTATCCCATTTATCTGTTGGTACTTTATTACCATTTTCATCATAGATAGGCCAATGCAGAGGAATCAAGGAATCAAGCTCAACTGCTTTCATAAAATCATCATCTACAACAACAGATAGGTTGAAATGATTAAGCCGTCCTTCTGTTGCTGACTTAGCATGAATAAATTCAAGAATATCAGGATGATATACACTAAGCATACCCATGTTTGCGCCGCGTCTTGAACCTTGCTGCACAGTAGCTGTCTGAGCATTGAATACATCCATGAAGCTAACTGGGCCAGATGCAATAGCGTCATTGCGCGTCTTATATCCATTAGGCGCTAGATTGCTAAAAGCATACCCAATGCCGCCACCAGCCTTATGTGTCATAGCACCAAGTTTAACAGCATCAAAAATTTGCTCCATGCTGTTACCAACAATGGGTGCTACAAAGCAGTTGTTAAGAGTTAGCTTTTCGCCAATTCCAGCGTTGCTCATTGTACGTCCAGCCGGGAAGAAATAACCTTCTTTCATAATACTGAAGAATTTATCTGCCCATTTAGGTGCGTCCCAATCTCCTTCAGCGGATGCTACGAAATCAGCTACTCGCCATAACTGGTTATCATATGACTCTCCATACTTTTGGTATCTATCTTTCCAGATAGATTCATACACTTCATTTACAAACAATAAATCGTCCTCCTTTTTAATTCTCCTTAACATGGATAACAATATTTGGCTTATTGGTGTCCATATCAATTACTGTGTCAATGTGGTCAATGTCATATAGCTGGTTTCCAATATGGATGCGAATAGGAGTATATTCATTTACGTCCTTTTGTCGAAATGTTCTAATAAACGCATCCTCAATTTCGATTGGATTCAATTACATTACCTCCCTGTCATATATATTATCACGATTCGGTTGATTTGTCAAGAGGCTTTTTTAAGCCTTCAATATAATGATAAATTGAATTAGCACAATCTAAGCATACGTCCTCAACAACATTAAAATATTCGGCTTTTACACAATCGTTGTCAATGCTGACAGAATATCTGTTTTTAATGTTTACAATCTCTTTGCCGCATAAATCACATAGTCGTTTAGTCATTAAGAATCCTCCTTGTCAAGCAATTTCTTTAATTTCTCTAAGCATTCTGGACAAAGCCAAAATTCATCTTTTGCATATCCGTATTCGCGCTCTGCATGACCACATACTGAGCAAATGTACATTGTTGGAGCTGTTATTGATACAAAAGGAAACTCAATCTTTACTTTACCTTGTGTTATTTCGTTCATTCCCTAATCTCCTTATCTCTCAATTCATTCACAGCATCAACAAGCTCATTGATTTTATTAATAATTTCATTACTAACCATCCGTGCCATATGGTTTTCTGGTTTGATTGTATTAGCAAAAATACCTCTATTACATTCGCTAATCATCTCAATCTTCTTCTTTTCTTTCTTTGTGAAATCATATGCGCCGATACGAAGAAAATGGTATTCGTTACTTAGTGGATGCCACGGGCCAGACATAGTGCCACATTTATCGGTAATACAAATACAACTCTTATCGTTTTCATCTACATAAGATACCCAACCAACAAAACCTCCAGCCGTTTCAACATAATCCCCTACATGAAATTCATAGTTCATTTAATCAACATCTCCTTTAGTCCATCTATTTTTATATTTATTAATTTGACAATTTACCTGATTTTCAATGTTTTTATTTTCACAATCAATATCTTCTGGATAATTTAAGTAGGCAAATTCCCCATGTTCTTGATATGCAGCAATATCGTAGGCGTGTGCCGCTTCCTCTGGTGTTTCCCATCTACCAAGATAAACGTTTTTCCCTTTTATTCTACAAAACGCAGAATACTTTTCATCTGTTTTAGATACTCCCTTTAAGCCAATTTTATTTCTTTTATTTGGAGCAATATTTATATTGTTTTGTCGCGGAGTACATTTTCTCATATTTTCTCTGCGATTATCGCTTTTATTTAGATTTTTATGATCGTAATACGCCCCAAATAAAAACCTATGTAATCGCATACGCATTCGTTTGCCATCCGACAAATACCAATATCCAGAATCTTTTTCTTTTCCAATGTGTGCGAATTTTAATCTATCAAGATTATCCGCATCAACAATAGTGTAATCGGACATATCATCAAGATAAATTTTTGCACAATCTCCTTCTATCTCATAATGATTAAAAGGCTTTTTTCTTGCTTTAGAGATATATTCGCTTCTGGCGCATCCGCATGATTTGCAACTTCCACTTCTTAATAATGCAAGCGTAAGAGTCCTAATTGTTTTATTTTCGCAATCACATTGGCAAATAACTCTGCGTTGGTAGCATTTCTTATTTCTTGCTTTAGAAAAATATTCTTTTGGCTCTGTTTCGTCTATTACTGTCCAGTGTGAATATTTATTACCTATAACATCAAGTTTTTCAGCCAAGTATTTCTCTCCTTTTCTTCTTGTATCTTTATACCCTCTTTGATGCAATCAATATCTGCGATTAAAACAAGGTTTTTTTGCGCTCTTGAAACTGCCGTATATAATAAGTTCCTTGTTAATAATCTTGTATGGGATTTATCTGCAACTACAATTACAGCTTTGGCTTGACAACCCTGCGATGAATGCGTAGAAATTGCATATGCTAATAGCGTGTTCTTAATATGCGTCTTATCAACTATGCAATCGCCGCAATCATATCGCACAATCATATACGGCTCTTTTTCATCTGGCACAATTTCCATTACTGTGCCAATATCGCCATTTGCTACAAAAGCCGTATCATCATCAACAAGCGGCATAGCATATTCATTCTTTTTATTAATGACCTTATCACCAACCTTGAAATAGATAGGCATATTGTTGACTGTATGCCCAACCGTACTTAGTTCATTTGGATTGAATTTGTCCTGAATCGCTGTATTGATAGCCAATGAGCCAACCTCGCCCTTATTAAATGGGGATAGAATCAACACATCATCCTTACCATATCCGTCTGCTAATAGTCGCGCATACTCTTGTTCAATTTGCTTAATTACTAATGTGTCAGTTTCGACGAATTTATAATCTGTAAAAGTATCTGTCAGATGGTCATTTACTCCATTTCGTACATCAGTAGCTATGGTAATAATGCCAGATGTGTTATATCTGAATACCTTAGTTAGATTGCAAACAGGCACGATGCCGCTATCAAGCATATCTTCAACAATGTTGCCGCAAGCAATAGATGCAAGCTGAGATGGGTCAGCTATGAAAATGATTTTAGTACTGTCTGTTACTTTGTCAAATAGCATTGATAGTAGATGAACGCTAACCATGCCCATTTCGTCAATTAGCACATAATCGCCTAGATTTCCGCCGCAAGTCAGGAACATATGAATCGTGCTTGCTTCGCGCTCTGTTGCTTCTCTTAGCCTCTTTGCCGCTATTCCAGTTGGGGATAATAGGGTATAAGTATAATTGTTGGCTTCTAGCATCTCAATGATTGCCTTGGTTGTTTGGCTCTTGCCCGTGCCAGCCGAGCCAGTCAACATCATAATATCTTGCTTACAAGCCATTTCAAGAATCTGCGCCTGTTCATCTGTCAACTCTAATCCATCTACACTTGTAAACTTCTGCCAATCCATAGGATAATAATGTGGATTGGCTATTTTTTTCTTGATGACATCAGCAATATGTTCTTCAGCACTATATGTTGCTTGTAGAGCAGTGTTTTGGCTAGACGCGTCATAGTGTACTTGCGCCGCTTTCGTCACAACATCGAGGAGATGATGAACGCATTGAGGGGCTTTCTGTTTGACCATATTAAATAATGCTTTGGCTTGCATCCTTGTATTGCCATCTAGCTCATTGTGCTTTAAGGCATATATAGTAGCTGCCTCACATCGTTCATAGCTATCTAGCCATTTTGCCGTTTTCTTGGTTATTGCTCTATCAGCCCTATCAAAAGACCACTCAAGCAAGTTAATCATCACAGCGTATGGATTGGTATTTATATCCTTGCTAAATCCATATACATTTTTATATGTCGCGGCGATTTTATTTATATCCTCATCATGCTCAATTCCCCAAGCATATGTTTCGCCCATAAATTCAACACGCTTATTGATTGTCTTGATTTTGTCGATATATCTTGGCAATAGTACCTTGCCTACGCCACGAATTTTTTTATAATCCAGCTTGTCGGCTTCACCATTCAGCACCATATTGACGAAATGAGGATAAGCAGCATGACATGATTCGGCTTGCCCATTGGTCATTAAGCTGCGTAGCGTCTGCAATTCGGCTTTTTCTGTTAGATTGAATTTACCATCTTTAGCTACAAATCCAGCAAAGCCAATGAATTTATAACTATATTTGTACTTGTCATCCTCACATGGCTCTATGATACAATCAATAGATTGCCCCATTTTTAAGTCAGCAATTCCTGTTCCTTTTAGGCTAATTGTACCGTATTGAGGGTGACGTTCTATTGATTCGTCCTTAGTGCGACATGATATGATTGAGAAATTGGATTCAGGATTGTTGAATATCATGCGCATTGGGGTTAATTTTACTGTTTGCATATTATCCTTTATATTTGAACAATTTTTCTACTTTTACACGTCCTACATTGTCGTTCTTTTCAAGTGTCCTTACTTTTTCTTTGCTCCAAATACATTCAAAGTCATCTGGCGCGGATTCCTCACTGATATATACATCACATCGTTTAGATAGCTGACGTACATATTCCCAAAATTCGTTCGTATCAAATTGCCCAAGGGTATATCCTGTTGTATTAGCATAAGGCGGGTCACAATATACGACTGCGCCATCTGGAATTTCTACATCCTTGTAATCAAGACAAGTAAATGTAGCATTAACTACACCTGATAAATCCTTGAGCAAGCCGCGCTTTGCCTGACCACAATAATCATCTCCGCGCTTATCTTTAGCATATCCGCCCCACCATTTGCCACCAAATGAGCAACCAAAGCCAACAAATCCAGTCAATGCAGGATTCTCGTCTATATTAGACTTGACACGATAATATTCTTCTTTAGTTACAACATCAGGTGGCATCCAACCATTTTGTAATGCTTGCCACATAGCAATAAGATATAGATGCTTATCATTGAGAATTTTAATATCTGCTTGCACTTTAGATTCAATAACACATGAGCCACAGAATAAGCTTATAAATGGTGTGTCTTTATCAATGGCTGAATTTAATATCTCTGCAATTTGTTTAGAAATACGGCTTTTACCGCCCATATATTGCATTATTTATCCTCCTCAACCAGCAGTTGTTCCCATCTATCAATAATAATCTCCATCAGCTTAGTTGCACCAAACGCTGGCTCCCAGCCCTCATTGTATATTACTTCAAATCCGGCACAATCAACAAATGTAATCCAACGATATTTTGTAGATGTCACCTTAAACTCATTATTGCCTGTTACACTTACATTTGCTTTTAGTAAGCCATTACAGATATGACATACAGCATCTAGCCATGCTTCATAGGTTAATACGTCTTGCATTTGTCACCATTTCTTTCTATAGCGCGTTTCAGTGTACGCTTCATATCCATCTTCTACAGTATAGTCAATATCATAGTTGCAGATTTCTTCGACCCGTTTTTTAATTTCGTCATCTGTTGCATCGTCTGGCACATAAAATTCCCAATTATATTCACCTAATGCTCTGACGTAGATATAACCTTTTACCTGTTTCATAATTGAAACAACCTCCTGTTCTTTGATAAATCAAGTATATCATAGAATCAGGAGGTTGTCAATACCCTATTTTAATTATTTCCAATCATAAGTTACAATACCAAAACACAAAATAAATGCAATGCTAAATACAATGCCTAAGATAATTTTATGCGCAACAAAACAAATTATTGCTAATCCAGCAAGAATTACCGGAGACACAAACGCTACAAGCGTAAAAACGACTTGAAGCATATGTTGCAAAAATCTTTTCATTATTATTTCACCATCATTTTCTTTAATTCTGCAAATAGCTCTCTACCACAAATGGGACAAGTAGAATTCATGTCAACTACATATTTTTCATCTACCATTAAGCCGCAATTTGGGCATTTAATAGGCGCATATTTTAGAGGATGCTCAGTCCGTTTGCGACGATTTCTTTCTGCTCTGCTCATCTTACAAATTTCTCCTTATATTTTTATTAACAGGCTTATTGAATACCATATCAAGATTTTCCCAATTATTTAATCTCCAAAGCAACAATTTTTCATTTATACCAATTTCTTTACTCCATTGAGAGACAGTTTGTGTTTTACAATTATATGTTACAAATCTGTTATTTCTTCTATTGTTGCATTGTGCTTCTACTGTAACCCATCTACAATTTTCTGGACAATAATCTCCATTTACGTCTATTCTATCTATCGTCAAATCATCGGAATATCCATTATTTACAGCCCAATTATAAAAACTTACAAAACTTTTTACCCATTCTTCGCATACGGAGATTCCTCTACCTCCATAATCTTTGTATCGAGAATTATTAGAATTGTAACATCTATCCTTCATATTGTTCCATTCATAATAAATTCTATTATGGCTTTGTTTATGTGTACTATTAACTTGTGATACTCTATTTTTTTGAAAACATCCGCAAGACGATGTGTTCCCACTTCTAAGATTTGAACTTCTTACATCGCATTCGTTTCCACAATCACATTTACAATGCCATACATATTCTCCGTTATTTGCTCGTAATTGATTCTCATGCATTACTATCAATTTACCGAATCTTTTTCCTGTTAAATCAATCATATCTATTCTCCTTATCTAAGAACTATATTAAGAGTAGGACGATGAGATAAGCATCGTCCTCAAATAATAGTAGTTTGCAACCCACTATCAACCTCTTTATTTAATTATACCACAAACACTAATGTTTGTCAAGTATAATTTTTAATATACTCTTTAATCCAAGTTACAAATTCATCAACGTCATGCTCTGTTGTTTCATCACCAAATGATACTCTAACAACATGGCTTGCTTCATCATCAGTTAACCCACAAGCATTGAGCACTCTGAAATCATGTAGACTTGAACAGGCAGAGCCACCAATACCAATGTATATCTGCTTAGATGCTAGATACTGCTGTAAGCTATCGGCGTTAATATCATCAAACATAATAGCATTTATAGCAGATACGCTATGTGCTGGTTCATTTGCATTTGACCTATCTGGTTTTAATACATTATTGATAACAGCACCGTGAATATCATTATCGGTAAATTTATCAAGCATATATCGGTATAGCTCATATGCTCTTGCTTCATGTTCTTCTGCGTTCTTACAAGCATCCTCAGTAGCATTAGTAACAGCCATAGCACCAGCCAAATTAGGTGTACCATGCAGCTTAAAATCACCAAGCCAATTATTGAATTTATCAGATAGCCACATCGCGCCAATACCCAATTCTGTACCTAACTTATGACCGCTCCAAATAGCACAGTCACACCATTGGTCAAGGTTGGCTGGAAGTGGTGCTTTACCAATCATTGCGGTCATATCACAGATAAAGAATGAATTGAATTCATGACAGATTTCGCCGATTTGCTCAATGGGGAAAATCTCACCGGTGATATTATTAACGCCTTGCCAGCAGATAAAAGGAAAGATAAAATTGTCGTTTGCATCCCTAAGTGCTAATTCTATTTCACGCAACTCAAACAATCTACCATGACTAAAACGATATATCGCATCATGTTCAAAACCGGAAGTGATAATTCGATAATCAATTATTTTATCATCAATAGCATTCATCAAATTCTCAATTAACTGACTGCTTGTGCCACCAAATACCACGTTGCCGCTCTTAGCACCAATAGACGCCTTTACTCTATTTGCGCATTCATCAAGTAATTTCTGCTCTTTATAGGCATAATTGGCATTGGGGTTAAGAAATGTGCCATATTTGCTACATGGATATTTAGTAAATGGATTAGTTGCGGCATAATCTAGGTAGATCAATTAAAATATTCACTCCAATCAATTTCATTTTCATTTGGTTTATCAATAATTTCATATCGCTCAATAATAGCTTGTGGTTTAATCTGTCCATTATATTCGTTCAATCCAAGCGATACTACTACCTCTATGAATTTACCCTGAGCTGATTCAAATCGACTTGCTTCTTCATTATTAACAAAGAATTTGATGAATTCAATGCCGTCCTGAATCAGCTTGACAGTAGTTGAGCGATTACGATATACATAAATCTGCGGAGTTGTTAAAATACAATGGAATAACGGCTTTGGACAGCCCTGTCCAAATATTCCTTCATTGTCCACGCAAATTTGACATAGTGCGTGTGTAATTTGACTTGGTTTAATACTTGCCGCAACCTCAATAACGCCAGCCATGTCGATCTGTTGTTCATCGAACCATTTGACAAATCGCTTGGCATTTGATACCTTCAAAAAGCAACCAGCGGCGCAACCATGCCCTTGTGCTTTGATTAAACCGCTATCATTAAGCAAATCAATAATATCAACTGGTGAACGATAGCTACCTAACAATGTACATGGGTCTAATTTTCTAAACACGAATGCAGTCTTATTGTATTTAGACATTAGTTTGTTAGCTAATAGACCAGTATATTCTTTGTACTCATTATCAATCATTGCTACAACACAATTTTTATAGATGTTAAGTTTATTGACAACAACATCAAACAACGCCTTAACTTCACGAGTTTGCTTATTATGACAACGAGTAGCGAGCTTTAAGCAATCGTCTTTATCTATCTCACCAAGCAATCCATCGAGCAAGATGCGGCAATCATCTTGTGTACCATTACGGAAAACTGCGTTAATCTTAGGCGCTACATTCCATGCTATATTTGTTGGGGAAGGCGGTTTGCCCTTCCCCAACTTCTCAACCATATATGTCAAAAATTCATTCATTATACATAAATTCTCCAAACAGCTCTTTTTCTTTTGATTTTCTCCACTGTACCGCAACATCTAGTTCGTTTTTATGAAACCATTTACTAATCCTATGACCATTTATTTGAATGTAGGCGTGCCATAATTTATCTTTTTCACACCAACTAATGCCCGGATACCCAGAAGTATTATTCTTTTGAATACTTTTGTTAAGGCTATTTTGTTGATTGGTGCAAATCCTTAACTCAGATTTTCTATTATCATATCTTTTGTGATGGATGTGATCTATTTGTTTACCATCTGGGAATCCCATAACGAGTCTATGTAGAGCAATCAATTTTCCTGTTTCCGGGTTTCTTGCAACTATAGTTTGAGTCGATGAGCTAACAACCCAACAATACGGATAAATTTTATCGTAATCTTCTAAATCGAAATAAAATTCCTCGCCTTTTGAGGTATAGCCGATTCCGTATTCCCCAGATAAATCATATTTGTTGTGTCGTTTGTTTGCATGTTCTTTCATTTTTTTTATAAATCTCCTTACATAAGATTATTATTTGAGGTAGGATGGACGATGTAAGCAACCATCCTTAAAAATAGTCAGTTTGCAACCTAACTATTACCCTCATACTACATTATACCATATTATAAATATAATGTCAAGAAGAAATTTTATTGTTTACAAATTGTTCATAATCTTTTTGCCATTGGTTGATATATGCTCTATTTTCTAGTGAGCGCAAATCCATAACATCACTTATCAATGACATAGCTACAAGGTCTGAGTAAATATCTTCATCATTACCTAGTACGGCGTTGGCAAATTTACTTGCTACCAATGCGCCGCTTGCAGCTTGATTTGTTTCTGGTTGCTGTAGACAATTTACAATAATGGCATACGGATTGTTTGAAAAATCATATGAATGATGATCTAAAATAATCACGTCGCAATCATGCTCTCTTAGGGTCTGGCATGATTCTCTATCTGCACTTGCATCAGGAATAATAAGCAAAGATGGTTCGTATTCAAGAATATCGTCTAATACCTTATCAGACGAACCAACTTTAATGCCATGTGCTCTTGCAACCGTATGAAAGAAAGGCTTATATTCAGTGTCTAACTTTCTTAACATATCACAAACGATAAAACATGAACACCATCCATCGCTGTCCGTATCACACAAAACTGCGATTTTGCTCATTTTTGTAAGATGTTGCTTGAGTAGCAATACAGCCACATCCATATTCTTATACATATCAGGTGATTGATATTCAATGCTCTCTGGGTTTAGATATGCGTCAACATCAGCTATGCCACAAGCGGATAAATATTCCCTCAAGAATGTGGCTTCATTAAGGGAATCTAGTAGTGGATGAATCTTAATATAAAATCAACCTCCTTATTGTTGATATAGTGATTATATCATAAAGAGGTTGATTTGTCAAGTATTTAATTTATTTGAATGTTGTGCCATCCCAAAGTTCGTATTCATAACCACAGTTGTAGCAATAGTTACATTTGCCAATACTTTTATGCCCACATCGAGCACATTTATATGAGGGGCCAGACCATCCATCATAACAATTAGTTGGAATCCAAGATAATTTGGCGTTGTTGCTTAGTGGACTATAGATACCACATAGCTCTCTATACCCCTCATCACATTCAAACGGCTCTTTTGTTGCCCAGCATTCTGTCCTAACCACAGTGCGCTCTTTTCCGTCCACATATCGCTGATACCGACATTCATGCGCATACTTACATGGCGTTCTCATACTCTCACCCATTCCACAACAGTAACAACACGCTCTTTACGCTCAACACGATATGGGTTTGACGGATATTCATTTTCTTGACATTCCGTAAGCCCAGAATACCAATCAATAGCCCAATATTCGTTATTATATTTGAATACAGTTTGCATCTTTTGTGTCCATCTACCAGATGAACCATCAATTTGGTCTACATATTCATATCCATCATCGTCAATATCACCCCATGCTAAATTAGCGCGATCTTTCTCAGTTAGCTTTTCTCCATTTAGAAATTTTTCCATAACTGGTTTACTCATACTCTCACCCTACTTTCCCATAATTTCATTGCTTGTTCATACGGTATATCCATCATATTGCATTTATACATATCATAACCTTGGTTATTATATACTACGTTTACTGAAAAATATGGCTTTAGCTTAGCCGCCAGCTTTTTCATCTTAACAACAAAGAACTTAAATTCGTCATCACCTACTTGCTTATAGTCGCTATCAAACGCAAGTACCACATCGTTCACGCCTAGTTCTAGCAATAGCTGTATATGCTGTTTGCTTATATTAGAGCCAAAGACAGCTAAGGCGTTATCTATACCATATTGAGGCGCTTTTAGCACTGACTTTTCACTCTCAAATAGCACTACTTGGCGCGACTTTTCAATAGCAGCTTTATTTTGGTCATACCCATAAAATAACTGACTACTTGGAAATTTTAATACTGTCCCATCTAACGTACATATTGGTCTATATTTGCCCTTAGACACATCCTGCTCTCTTGTATATCGCCCCCTCACACCTACTAGTTGGTCATTAAACACAACAGGTATGGAAATACACGCTTGACGTGCATACCAGCCTATACCAAATTTATCAAGTATATCCGCTGAAATACCATAATCCAGCCATTCTTTCGGATATAAATGGTCAAATAAGGATAATATGGACTTGTCATATGTCAAGAGCTTATCTGGCTCTGGCTCAGCATTAGGTAGAAATCGGCGTAATTCAACCCAATTATCAACCTGTTCATTCTGCTCTATTTGTCCTACTTGTAGATACAGGATTGAGCAGATATATGATACGGCTTGATTGAAGTCAATATGCTTGACGTGCTGAACTAGAGATATGGTATCACCTGAAAAACCGCAACTCCAACAATGAAATGAACCAGATTTTATATAATACCATAATTTGGGCTTATGTTTATCCCAATCAGCGCCCCAATGACAAATTGAGCCGAATATCAAATTGTTACTATCAGCCTTCATCAATGGCGCACCCATAGCATCCATTAACTCTATAATGCGGTCATCGGTTAGCTGAGATTTGAGAGATTGAATGTCAATCATTTTCTATAAACTGATGGAATATGTTGATACTTTGGGTTATCCCATTTCCAATAATAATCATCACCAAGCGATGCAACCAAAGCATCCATTGCTTCAGCTAACGCGTCTGGATAACAATGATATGCGCCACCATAATCTCCTCCGTGTTGAACGGCGGCCTCAATAACATTGTTTAATAGCTCAAGCTGTTTATTCGTCATTTAATTTGTCTCCTCAACAATCGGTAAAGCCATTGCTAACTTATATTCACATTTTGGGCAAATCTGTGTAATACGATGCTCTACTGTATCAAAACATCCTACTTGCGCATGAGCTTTGCCGCCATATACATTGTATCTTACAACTCTTGGCAATACTGTCTCATACGCATCTTCAACTTTTTTACCACAAATATCACAAAAATACTTAATCATTTAGCATACACCAGCCTTGTCTTAGTTAATTGATAGGGATTGTCAAACTTGCTTGTTACAAAACAATCCTTTGTTCGACCCGTATTCAAATCAAGATTAAAATATATCTTAATGCCCTGTTCAACTTGTGAAAAGCGCATTTTATAGAGATGTAGCACGCGATTCGGCTTTGTTTTATCAGGATATTTTTCCATCATCATATCAGCTATTTCTTGCTCTTTACGGCGCAATGGCATAATTACACCGGCTACATCAGCTTTATTCTGAATCGCCCTTGAACCAGCCGCAACGCCGCTATCCATAATTTCCTGCGTCGCAGCATTAGCATTGACCTGAGTAAATGTCAAAACGGCTATATTATATTCAACAGCCAAATCCTTGAGTTTACTCGCTATGCCAGATAGCACCTGATCTGAACGAGTAGACACGCCATTCTTTTTAGCTAAGTCGCTTGATACAGATGATGATTCAACGATATAATCATAACATAGATAGCCTACATTACGATTTACCACATAATCCTTTACATATGATTCAATCAAATCGACAGTATAATTAGGCATGGTGACGATATATAGCTTAGATTCATGCAGGATTTTAATAGCCTCATCTACACGTTCTTCTTCGCCTTCTTCATACCGCCCATTCAAGATGCTAAAGCATGGTACGCCGCTAATCGTAGCCACAATCTTAGGCGTGATTTCAGTATCACCAGCCATCTCAAATTGTAGATATAGACCAGCCTTATGCTGATAACATGGATTATCTACATATTGCCCTTTGTTTATGTCATAGATTCTAGGACAGCATACTTGCACAAGATTAGCCAAGCCAATGGTTGACTTGCCTACGCCTGAGCCGACTGAATAGATAGATAATTGCCCCGGAATCCAGCCTCTAGCCGCTGTGTTTAGATATTCACTAAAGGTCGTTGCACCAAATAGCGGCTCTGCCTTAAAGCCCTCTTTGACCGCTTCAAATCCATCACCAGCTTTTAGTTCATCTATGTCCTTGTCTTTATAAAACTCTTTCTTAATATGAACCAATATGCCATCATAATAATCAATTATTTCCTTAATAGTATATTGTTCTATATTTTTCTCAAATTTATCTATAGATATTCCTTGCATTTTATATCCATTCAATAAAGAGCATTTTTTTACTGATTCATAGTAAACAGATATGTTGTCAATGTTTGATAGTCTGACAACCGTATCAATAAAATCAGATAAATTATTGTTATCAAATATTTTTTTTACTTCAACATTGTTTCCACATAAATTATAACATTCTATCGCAGTTATTCTATTCGTTCCACGTTTTGCTAATGCTGTAATCGCTTGAAACAATCTAAGATGAAACACTTGAGCAGAAAAATCATCTTTTGTCAATTTATATTTATCTTCTAGGATTAGTGGGGGCTTTATAATAAAGCACCCCAACAATAATCTAGCAGACATAGCATCATACATCTTTATTACCTCCTTTTATTGGAGTGAATAAAGACTTCTCTAAACTCCATTTAAGATTATGATACCTTGGATAAACTTGCTTATATGTAAGCGGAGACATTTCACACCATTGTGACAACGTTTTCTTCTGTCCGTTCCATTCTATTAGTACATTATTGCTCCTATTGTTGCATTGAGATTTTTGGTCAACCCACCTACAATTTTCAGGGCAATAATCTCCATTTACATCTATTCTGTCAATTGTTAAATTGTCATTATATCCGCTTTCTATAGCCCATTTTTTGAATGTCATAAAATCTTTCCATTCTTCGCAGAGTTTTACGCCTTTTCCGCCATAATAGTTGTAAAATTTTTCATTTTTATTATAACATCTAGTTTTAATTCCTTGCCAAATGTGACGCAACCTTGTGTAGTATTCTCCGTATTTAGTAATAGATGCCTTTATGCTATCATACCATAAACACCCACAAGATTTAGTGTTGCCGTTTCTCAAATAAGCTCCAAGAACTACGCAATCATTTCCACAATCACATCTACATTTCCACATCGCTTTTCCGTCTTTATCGTTTTCTGCTCTTTCTAGCACCAATAACCTTCCAATTTTTTGTCCGGTCATATCGATTAGTTTACTCATTTTTACAAACTCCTTATATAAAATTAAAACAGAATAGTAATTGATTGGGAGTTCATCAATCAAAACGCCTTGCAAGACCGCTGTCCTATTCTGTTTCTTTAATTATACCATATTCAGTTGTATTTGTCAAGTATTATTTTTAGAAAATTTTAATTAGCAAACAACCCAATAGCAACCTAACAGAATTTTGGTCATAGAGCAATGATTATTCCTCCATTACACCTTTGATTTCTTTTACCTTATCAACATATTCTTTGAAGCTAAACCATTTATTTTTCATTAAATGACCAATTTTATCAATCGTGTTATGCTCATCTACATGAACTCGCACATATTTACCCTTTAGGTCTTCCCATTTATCAACCTCAAGCGTTTTCATCAATTCAATGATAGCACCATATCCATCAGATGAGCCATAATGTCCAACCTCACTACACCAATGGTCGAGACAATAGCCACCCATACCGCCACCCCAACCAGCACCTTCAACAAAAATATAGGCCGTTAGACAACCATGATCTTCGCCTAGTTTAGTATCTGTAATTTTAGCATTTAGCGTTTCATTACGCATACAATCTCAATCCTCCTTGATCGATTCATCTAATTCACAAAATGTGCCTTGCCAATGCGGACAGTCTGTATCAGGAGCGGTGCATTTTGCACCTTCTTTATATGGACACCTTCATACATCCTCCCAATTTAACAATTGTCCGCAACTTCCGCAATACGGATAATATTTAGTAATTCCACTATGACAAATTGGGCAACGATACCAATATAACATTTTATTACTAATAAGTGTTGGTTCTGGTTTCATTGGAATTTGCTTCTTTAGTGCCAAAACAATAGCGCCCAGATACGGCGCAATGTCACTTGTATCAAGCATGCCGCTAGTTAGAGCATCAAGAGCCTCATCGTATTCATTAACACATTGTTTCATCTAAGCAAATCCTCCTTAGACAATCCCATGATACCCAACAAATCCTTGCCACTCTCATCTGTTAGAGTAAAAGATTCCCCATTGAGTCCAATAACGAGATACTTATGTCCTCCGACAGTTTCACAAGTAATATATCGAATGCTTGAAATATCGACATACATCTTAGTTGCATCATAGCCAATATCATAACCGGGGTAATATTCAATCAAAATCATCAAAGCACATCCTTACATATAAATATACGGTTCAACGTTTGATTTTGGGATAAGTACGCATTCATTAGGAGCATCGTATGGACATACGACTAGATACGTATCAACATCTGTTTTATAAAAATCAATAACCCTTCCACATCTATTAAGTCCCCATTCAACTTCTGTATCGAATGTAATATTATCCTTATCAATATAATATTTGCTACTCATCCAAACACATCCTCCTCATCATTTCTTTTCACAATCGTCTCAACCCCATCTTCAGCTTGCCATCGCTGTATATTCTGTTTTACCTGATTTAGCCAAGTATAATATTTTTTACATTCATCATATTTATATTTGACCAGTCCGAGCGGAGATTTGGATATATCCAATCCTTGCTCTTGATAGATATATCTAATAGTATAAGCAATGCCGCCATATGTCATATCAGGATTATCTTTCATCAACTGAGCAAGCTGTATGCCTACAAGTCGCATATTGGCATCAGGGGCTAATTGGCGTATATAATCTAGTAATTTGCGCCTATCATCTTTTGATTCTAATTTTGGCTTGACAGTATGAGCATTGATATAATCCTGCTTACATTGTTCACAACAGAAATAGAATTTAGGCTTATATTCGATTGTATCTTGTTTTGGCGTTGATTTACCACATTGACGGCATTTAACTGTTTTTCCTTTTGGTGGATTAGATTGTTTGAGCATCTTCGATCACCTGAGCAGAATCATATTTTGGATTATATTTACGAGCCTTAGCAATGGCTTCATCATAGCTATTGGCTTGAATATATATAATGTCGTCCACAAAACGCCCATTGCACCAATAACTACACCAAACACGCCACGTTTTCATTGATTTGCCCTCCATTTTTTTGATAATCAAAGTATATCATATATTGATCGATTTGTCAAGAGGAAATTATCTCATATTCTAACATCCACTTATCAATTTCTTCTTGGCTCATAGCCTCATCCGTTCTTTTACAATCAACCACTCTAAGACCACTTGGATGCGTTATAACCCGATTTTGCTCTATGCTATATCCAGCATCATATTCAAGTTGCAATCGGCATATACAGCCATCACAGCCGTCAGGACGCTTAATATTAAACACCCTAGGTGAGTCGCCGCATATATTTAAGAATCGGCTCGAATCAATCCATTGCCCATCCATTTCTATATTCATGCTATCAGGCGCATTATCTTCAACCATACGGCAATATTGTACATTATAATACAATGATTTTTCCCATTCATTGATATTGCCTGATACCAATAGCCTAGTAGGTATATCAGATTTTTTCATTGTATAATAATGTTTATTTTTAACGTATATATAGCTGTCTATTCGTGGATGGATATATTGTGTCATGTTGAGCCATGATTTAATTTGCGCCTCGTTCCAGTTGCGGCTTAATGTTTGGCTCATGGTGAGACATTGATTATCGGTGATGACGCTGAATCTGGCTTTCATATGAGTCTGATATAAGTCGATTCGCAGTTCTTGTAGCTGGGATATACATAGAAATCTATTCAAGCATCATCACCTCATAGCTATTATATAATAAAAAGGCGGGATTGTCAAGCCCCGCCTTTAATATTTTTATAGATTGAACGGATTCTCATCAGAATCATCCCAAGGATTTTCTAATTCAGCAGGAGTAGGCGTATCAGTAGACGTTGTATTGAACACATCGCCAAAATCAGGAAGTGGATCATTAGCAGGAGTAGATGTAGTTGTCTTAGTGGTGGTCAGTTCCTTAAGCGCAGGAATTTCATATTCACCCTTTTCGATGGCTTCAACACTATGAACAGATGCAATATATGGACGCTTACCAATGCCGCCATTCTGCCGTTCATATTCTTCGGTTCCGATGACGACTCCGAACACCTTATTAACTAGCTTCTGCTCGTCCCATTCCCAATTAAAATTCTTGTTTGACTTAGTTACACTTGTAATAAAGCCCTTAAAAAAGGGAAGAGCCTTGTCTGAATAGCTACGCACTAGAACACCATCACGGGGCCAATACTTTGTTTCGCGCTTGTCTGCATCATATAGCTTCTGATACCAGTTCTTATACTCCCCTTTGCACACGTCCAACTCCATTCTCAAATAGCTTTTATCTGGATTATCGGTTACTTTTTTAATCCCCACAATGTAAGCGCCATCAGGGATTCTCTTAAACCCGCCACCATTTTCCTGGATCTTGTCAAAATTAGCAATCTTTTTCATACTTTACATACCTCACATTATTTTCAGTTTGTTTATATCTTACTCAGCTTTTTTAGCTGGAGTAGTTAGAAATCCTTTAGCGCATCAATGACCAACATAATGTCATTAGGAATTTCATCCTTTTCAAATGCGCCTCTTGGCGTCTTAGCTGTGCTATTCTTGGCTCTTGTTTCAAACACATATTCGCCATTCTCGTTGATTCGAGATAATAGCACAGTGGTCATCTTGCTTTCAAGGCAAATCTTATTGAGCTTGCGCCCATTAGTGAGCATACAAGTAAATCCATCATCACTGGTCTGAGTATGTCCAATGAGAATGACCGTCAGATCATCGCGCATCTTATTAGAAAAATCTACAATACTATATACGCTCTGCGCTAAATCCATCCACTTGTCATACGCCTTTTCCTTGGCTCGGCGCATCTCATCTGCTACCATACATCCATTTAGTGTGTCAATCACAAGATACTTAATCTGCTTCTGTTTATCATTGATTTGCCGCATCAGACTATAAATGGAATTAGGGTCATCACAGACAAAATAATTCTTATTTGTCTTATTATATTGATTTCTCCATCCCTTCCAGCTTAGTCCCTTACCATCTGCATCAATGTAGAATGTCAGCTTTGGGTCAAGATGCTCTAGGCTAGTTGTCTTACCAGAACCGCTTGCTCCAAGAATCATAATTGCTTTACTCATTTACTTACTTAATCCTCCTTATCAATCTTCTTTTCAAGTGCTGTGAAATCAACACCAACTTTGTGGCAGATGTAATTCACCGCATTAGCATTGCCAAACAGCCAATACAGATCGTTCTTGTCAGTTGCTTTGTTATTATCTGCACTATCTCTCAACAGAGTTTCAACAGCGCTAATAAATTTCTTCTTTGAAATCAATCCAAGCATTTACTTAATCCTCCTCATTCTCATTCAATTTCTTTTAGCCAAAATTCACGTTTGCATTCAGCACAATCCATTCCTGGGTCATAACATCCACCAGTTTTCTTATCACGAAATTCACTTGAAAGTTGAGCTGGGCAGATATTTAGATATTCATCATATAGCACACTAGCGTTAGGAAACAGCTTGAGCAATTCGCTCTGTCTTGTTTTGACAGGATGTTCTTTTGCCCATTGCTCAACAATAGAAACACCATCAAATTCTTCTCCGCAACGATACCTATAAGCAGGACATTCCGTACACCCATCGTCGTTGTATGTTTTACACATTCGATTAAACTGTTTCAAAAATTCAACAGCATCCATTATTTACACCTCCTTCACTACCACTGTGTTCCAAACACATCTTTTTCGTCTAACGGATGATTTGACATTATTCTACATGACCCACAACATTTACAAATTGCCTCTTTGCCATCATCAGATAAATATACTCTATCAATATCAAGAGGTTGACAACAACATAAATATTTTTCTTTTCTACATCTGCCGCATGGTTGCTTTGGTTTACGCTTAAACAATCGCCACAATAGCCAATCAATCTTGGCAAAAAAATACGGGTTTCTTCTTATATCGATTGTAATTGGAAATATATCTTTCATACTATGTCCTCTAATTCTACACAATATTTTGACTCTTGAAAGATGCAATCTTCACAATTAAAGGTGTTGTAACAACATTCTTTGCAATTCTTTGGCACATTATATCCCATATCACCATACCAATCATATTGCCTATCGAGCGCAATCGGGCAATACCCGGTCACACATTCATTTGCGCAGAATCCTTTACATTTCTTCATGTTTCTTCCAACCTTTAATCCTCTTTTACGCCCATCGCCCTATCACAGCAAATTTTATAATCATTAACAACAGCATCCCTTGCATCCAACCAGAATCTAGTTAAATAATCAACTGGCTCGTCTGGAAAATAAAACAGTAGCAACTTTACTACATTATTGTCAGCATTAAGGACTCCATTGATATTATTATATAAGCTACTGTATCGCTCATAAAAATCTACAGGTTCTTCCATACTTTCATCTCCTGATACGTTTCCGATAATGTTACCCATTCGCCGTTCTTGTCCTTCTTCATTTTATTCTTCTCTTGCAGCACCACCCTTGCTACATCACCCTTTGATAATTGATGATTTGTCCAGAATTTTTTATTAGCTCGATATGTGCGTTCTGCCCCATAGCAGATATTGTATAGTGCACAATAAACCGTACCATATCCTGTTGTCTTGACATCTAGCACTAGCCAATCATTAGGGTCTGAATTAGGGTCATTGCCATCCACATAGCCTAATAGCTCGATTTGCCATTTCAATTTGTCAATGATTGTGGTCTTAGGCATTTTCATTGAGCGCAAAATTGATAAGATGATACCGCGATTATTAAGCTGACTAGCTGTTTTCTCTGTTAGCTTACCAGCATACGGCTTGAGCATATCTACATTATAACCCATTTCAGCCCATTTGTCAAGTTTAATTGTCTTGCATTTTGAAAAATTTTTATATACATCAATACCAATGAGCAATGCTTTAGCAGAACCATAGCAATCAAGATAGCCTAGCTTAATCAATTTATCAAGCTGTGAATAGCCGCATTTTAGATTCGGCAAATCGTCAAGCAAATCTAAAAAGGATGGATACGGCTTTTCTTTTCCAATCAATTCTATTTCATTCTTGATTTCATTGTCCACGCCTTTAATTTCGTTCTTAACCTTAGATTGACCTCTACCTGTTAAGAAATCGTTAAGACGCTTATTGGCTTCATCAATATAATATTGCTTATCAAGATAATCTGGTACTTTTACACCTATGACATTATCGTTGTATATAAAACATCTATCAGCCGTACCAGCCATCTTTTCAGGATTTCCGCCCTCTTTTACCTTGAATACACCAGCATCCAATTCTCTTGTTGAGGCGAATACGCGCAATACGCGCTCTCTTAGAACTGTATCACCGTGCATAGAATGAATATAAGAGCCGCCTATCTTGACTATTTTCTGAAATTCAACCAGGTCATTGCAATTGTTGATTGTATCTTCAATAGGCGTACCCGAGATGAAATAAGAATTAAGGGCTTTGTTGAGAATAGGCAAGTCGTAATCAACCTTGCTCAATTTTTTCACATACGCGCCTTTGCTTTTCGGGCCATCCTCTTCAACTAGGATATAGTTATTTACATCCTTTTGCCAAATCGCTGAAGCATAATCAAATTCAAGAAATAGCCGCACCCGCTTTTCCCAGTCATGCATGATTTGTTCAACAATCGGTTCGTTTGCTTCATCCTCAAAATAGACATATACACCATCTGTGTTAGACTGAATTAATTTGCAATATGGCTCGATTTTCTCAATTAGGTCAAGCAACAATAGCTGACCTGTTACACAAACGCATCGGCACATCCTTGGGTCATATAGCGGATTGTGTTCATCACCAGATGCCCCGTAAGTTGAATTAAGCACGATCTTATACGGCTTCTGCATTGGATTCTTTTCTTTCTTTAGCTTTAGGCGTGTATCTCTAATCTGCCTATACAACTCAGGGTCTTTGACATTACGACTAAGCAAGCCATATTCAATCATAATAGATGGATATAGAGATGCCACATCAGCACATAGAATCTTGCCTTTGTATTGGAAATTATCAATGCACCCGTGTATGCCGCCCCATCCAATGACGTGCGGGATACCGGCTATGGTGGTATATAGCGATTTATCTACTCTATGATTCTTTGGGTCTTGAAACCATTCTAGCACATATCTATATTTATCCAGAATCAACGTGTCAGGGTAAATGATGTCAAATTCATCATCATGCTTTTGCTTGACAGCACCTAGAATCTTAGCTACAAGTTGTGCCTTAGTTCGGTTGAAATCTTCAAGTGGCAAATTGAATGCTTCAATCAATGATGCCTGACTATCAAATTCCTCATGTTTGGCATCGAACACCTCAATGGTCTGCTCAACATCATGGGTACAATAATATATCGTCTGTTCAAGCTCATCCTTGGTCAATGGATGATCAATAGTAAAGTCGATATCAGACTCTTTGATTTGCTGACCCATAAAGCCTTCAAATTGTTTCAGACTGTGGAATTTGTCACTAATGTCAAAATTAAGCAAAGGATATTGCTCTTTTTGTTCTTTGGTTAAAATTTGATGTTCTTTCAATCCTTTGTTGATTAGAGCATCGTTTACTTCATATGCGTTTTTACCACATAGCAAAGATTTAAGCAATGGCGCGTCATAATTTCTTGAGTTATATCCAACCCATATATAACCCAGCTTATTGCATTTTTCATACACTTGTCGTAATCGCTCTACATCATTGTGTATGATACATTTGCGCTTTGAGGTGTAGTCGATTAGAACTACTAGCCAATCATACCTAAACACCTCAAAGTCATAAAACATTAGTTTATATTTCATCATTTTACTTCAGTACACATACCAATACATTGTGGATAATCTAACTGCTCAAATCCGTCAAATGTATCAGTACAAATATAATACGTTGGACACCATCCAATACGATTATCGTCGCATACATATTTGATGGTTAGGTCGAACCTCTGAATGCCCCATTCGCTTGCAGCATACTCAAACACATCTGCCAACGAATCAAATTCGCGGCATTCTTTCATTGATTCTTCAAGCGTACCCCTATGTGGTCGATATTTCCAAGCCATATTTTATTCCTTCTTATTTACTCCTTACCTTCTTATTAGTTCTAAAATCTACCAATCTGTTGTCTTGGTCGAAATCCTGTGATGGCTTAGGCATGATGCCATCTATCATATTGTTAAACCAATCGTAGCTATGTAATCTGTTCCATAAATTCTTAAATTGTTCTTCTGTAAGAATTGGTAGTTTGAATTTTTCATCCATAATTATTTATTCTCTATAATCGTCATAAATTTCAAGCACATAATGCTTCTCATCTCTCCACTTGCGTGGTGGTGCAATGATAACTTCATGCCCCGTTTCATCGGTCAATTCTTTTAGCCTAGCCATAGACGAAATATCAATATATGTAATATCCCATTCGCTATTATTGCTTTTATTCCGTACTCGTGTCATGTACATCTTATACTTTTCATCCCCAAGACAAGGATACTTTTTAATTGCATCCGCATAAGACGGATAACCTATTGACGTGATGTTCAAACAAAATTTCATAATAACAACCGCCCCTTTCATTTGATACTTGGATTATATCATAGATTGGAGCGGTTGTCAAGAGGGTTATTTAATTTTTTTCTATAGGTTCTCTAACAAATTCAAAATATTGTGGCATCTCAGGTACTATTCTAATATTTCGTCCGACTAAGTGAAGCCGTAGTTCTGACAATAGCATATTAACTTGTCTACAACTTAAACTCTCGTTAAATCTAACAATATATGTGCCACCATCTTGTAGAGATTTAACGATTCTAATTTCTTCATCATTCATATGAATATCCTCTGGTCTTGCTGAGTACATACAACCCTACTCGATTTACCTTGTTTTATTAGCCCATCTTGTAGGGTATTGGCAAATTCCACTTTATTCTCATAATTGCCATGTACTAAGCATAGCTTATTGAAACGACATTGATTTGTCAAGTAGTCAATCAATTCATCATAACTAGCATGACTACTAAATGAGCGCAATTCTGTGATATTTGCTTTATTTGCTACATTTACGCCATCAATATTTACCTCTGGCATATTTGATTTGATTTGAGACGCAAGCCCATTCTCACCAGCAAAACCACAAAACAAGATATGATTACGGCTATCAGGCAGAGCCGTTTTTAGATGGCTCATAATCCTGCCTCCGACAAGGAAGCCTGACGCACTGATGACAATACAATGCTCGTTTCGCATTTGTAGGTTGACTGATTCTTCTTGAGATTCAACAATTCGCACATTCTCAAGTTCGTCCTCTTCCCACGGCCAGATTGCACAGAACTTAGATGCAAGAGGGGAATCAAGATAAATTTTGATTTGCTTATCAATACCCTCATCATGCAATAAACGCAACATAGATTGAGTGCGGTCAAGAGAAAAACAGGGGATTAGGATTTTATTTGATTCAGCAATGACCGTTTTAATCTTCTCAACATCCTTATCCCTATCCTTGGGGCTGTTAGGTCGTCCCTGTTGACAATATGTACATTCAGAGATAAGAACATCAACAAATGGCAACGGCTGCCTACGCGCCTTATACGGTCTTTCAGACACACCACCAATATCGCTTGTAAAGCCAATACGCTTAGTCACATATCCATTTTTTAATTCAAGCACACATTGCGCCGAATTGATAATATGTCCAGCAGGATAATATGTCAACTTAATATCTGATGCAAGTTGAATAGGTGTATTATAATCAACCTCTATGATGCGATTAAGCGCACGTTCAATAACTTGCTCATCATAGAATGGAGCGGCTTTCTGACCATGTTTATTTTGGATTTTCAGACAATCAGACCGCATGATTTTTAGGCTATCTTCCCATAGCAACTTGAGAAAATCAGTAGAACCAGATGGCACATAGAGATGTGCATTACATCCTTTTGCATATAGCGCAGGGGTAAGTCCAATATGGTCTAAATGGCTATGATTTAACACAATAAAATCTACATCTCTTGGTTTAATCTTTTTTAGCTGAGCAAGATTAGCCTTATAGTCAGACACAATATCCCCCATGCCCTGTATCATACCACAATCTAGGAGGATGCTATATTTCTTAAATCGCACATGATGACAAGAGCCAGTTACATCAACAGCAGCGTTTGATAAAAAATGAATATATGGCTTTTTAGTTCCTTTTGAAGTCATACTTATATCTTAATCCTTTTTCAACAAATTCTTTTGGTATTCTATTCTTTTTCAGCCATGCTCTCATTGTTGGTGGTTTTATATGGTAATATTTTGCACATTCGTCAATAGATTCAAACTCTATATCTTCACATATAATTGGCAATTTATATCCATCTCTTATGGGAATTTTAATTGCATCTTCTAATCCCCATCCATTGGCAAGCCTATTCCTTAATAAATTATACGGCGTTTCAGACATTCTGCTAATATCTGCTATACTATAATATCCATCTTTATAGTATAGCATTTTATTTGTTGATGTATTATTCATTTGAGTATAACTATCGACCCATCTACAATTAGACGGTTCATAATTTCCATTATTATCAATTCTATCTATAGTTAGTTCATCAGCGTATCCATTTAACATAGCCCATTCATAGAAATTTTGAAAATCACGCCATTCATCGCAAACACATATCCCTCTCTCTCCATATCTGTTATATTTATGATTCTTTGGATTTGTACATCTCTGCAACATATTCGTCCAAGTAGCGTGTAATCTTGTATGATATTTGCCATGTGTTTTATTCACATTTCTTGAATTTTCATCGTGTAGACATCCGCAACTTTGTGTATGTCCATCTCTTAAATGTCCACCACTAACAAATTTGGTATTGCCACAATCGCACTTACATTTCCAGAACACGTTGTTTTGCTTATTTTTATCTGGAACTTCATCACTAGTTGCTCTACAAATAACAACTAGCCTTCCAAATCTTTGCCCAGTTAAATCATACTTTAAGTTACCCATATCCATATTCTCCTTGTCTAAGAATTTAATTTATTAGAGTAGGGAAGATTGAGACAAGCAACCTTCCCTTAAAGATTGTAGGTGCGCACCTACTTCTCACCTCTATTATATTATACCACAAAATCAACTAAATGTCAAGCATTATTTTCAGATGATTTAGTTGGCATTAGCCGCCTCCTCATCCTTTTTACCAGTTGGTAAATAAGCCCATGCTACCACGTCATCCCAATTGCCATGATTGTCAAGATATAGTGAATTGTAACCGATATATCCATCATCTGCCATGCAAGTATCTTGCCATACGCTTCCGCTTTTACCCAATACTAGAATGTCGCTATTGTCATCTGGCATCTCACAATCAAACATACAAGTCAGCGGGTCATCATCGCTGGCACTCCATTCAGCCCATTCTTCAAGTTCTTCTTCAGTGGGCGGTCTAGTCACAACATCATGCCATACAATTTTTTCAATCCATTCCATTAAGCTGACTTACCCTCCTTCCTCATCTTTAGTACATTTCTCAGCACACAATCCATACAATTCAAATCTGCGTCATTCCACATTTTATCACGTTGAGTTGTCATGCGCGGGTCGATTTTTACATATCGGTCACAATCAGATTGATAATCGCATCTGACGCAAGGAATCTGGTAAACGTGGGTGGGTCTACGGCTCATTCATATTCCTCCTCATATTCAGGCTCGGACGGTACGCCGAACCCAATAGCTTGAGTGATAGCAGGGCTAGGTTGAATTTTTTCAGCAGCAGCTTCATGCTCTGCCTTATCAAGCTCTAGCTCCATCGACATGCGGTTAATCTTGGCATTGATAACTGACTGTACTAAGTCCACAATCGAGCCACATAAAGGCAACAGAGAGCTTACAAACAACACTGCGCCTCCTGCAATCCATAGCGGCGTTAGGCGGTCTTTATTCATAGGCGATTATCCTTTACTTCATAAAATAATACAAGAATCCATAAAATGAGAAAGATAAACAGAATCAGCCCATCATCCATTATCAGCCTCATCCTCATTGTCTACTGGTGTAGACATTTCTCTCATTTTCTTCATCCTGCCATCAGCCTCACCAACCTTGGCTTTGATTAGGTCTTTAATCGCCTTAGCCGATGTTAGAGGCGCAATCTGCTTGCTGATTTCATAAATACAAGCATCCCATCCTGTCATTAGGCCGCGATTAAAATGCTCTTTCAGCTTTCCTTCAATGCTCTCAGCAATAATTTCTTTTAGCTTATCGTCAGACATAATTTCCTCCTACTCTAATGTCGCATCTTGGACAATACACTTCTGTCACTGGCTCGTAATATGGCGGCTCATCTACTTCACTATGATAGACCTGATGTGTATATGATTCTAGCTTTGAGCCACATTCAGGGCATCTCTCCATCGCCTCTAGCTCTCTAGTTGCCGCATATGCTAGGCGCATATCCTTGAGTGATGCTAGATATACTAGACAATCAGCCGCAATGTCTTGATTACTATCATAGTAACCAAGAACAGCCTCTACAACTTCATCGTGCATATCGGTCATTCTACTAGCTCCAGCCATTTAATATTAACGATAAATCCAATCCTCATATCTTCATTGTGAATATATGCGTAGTTATCATCAAGCATAGATGATTTCCCTAAATACATCACATAAAAATCACCATTTTCCAGATCTTTCAACGCGTTTTCTTCGGTGAGGTATGAAGAATAAATTTCTTCTGTTCTATATGCTTCAAAAATATATTTTTTTGGCAAGTTTACTCGATTAGTCCAATCTGGAATTGCATGAGGGACAAACCAATCAACTTCATCTTTTTTGAATTTAACCTTATCTCCAACCTTAATCTCTCTCGGCTTCTTTACTTCAGCCATTCTTCCCTTCAGTTCATCAATGCCGACCTGTAGCCGCCAATCATCGTCTGGATGACAACGAGCCTCGACCTTCTTTCCATCCTTACTCGTCATCGTCATGCGATTGCCCTCAATACGCAGGTCATAATCGCCCTCTAGCCACTTAGGTGCTAGATTCTTTTCATAGAATTTGTATTCTAGCTTCATATCTTTATCAGCTTCCTTTCTTGACTTCTCAATTTCTTCTGGGAATAAATAAAATACAGTTGACAATCCATCATATCTACAAAGCCATAGATTGAGATATGGAAAATAACTCAATGTCTTTGCTGGCTTCCCATTATAATGAAATAACATTTGTGGTTTAATCATTGTTCGTATCCTCCTCAACTTACATGACGACAATATTATCATAAATATACGCATCATATTCGTAGAAAATTTCATTTGTATGTAGATACCTACAAATCCATAAATTGTCTGTATCATCCCAATTTTCTACAATAGCATACCGTAACCCATGCTTAAAAATCGTATCCTTGCATACTAGTCGATCTGGCATTTTTCATATCCTCCTTAATTAAAAATTCACAATGCTCATTGCGTTTACTGCTCTCTGCTCAGTGCGCTTAACATATCTGTTTGCCGTAATAGCAATAGATGAATGACCCATTGCCTTACTAATGACCTCAATAGGCACATCAGCCTCAGACATCATAGTAGCAAATGTACGGCGCATCGTATGATTGCTAATATGCAATTCCTCCCAATTCTCAATACCAGCTTTTCTAGCACATACCTTGAGCATAGCACTGGTATTCTTACCATCCATTTTATTACCACGATTTCCTACAAATAGATATTCACAGCCATCTTTACGCTCATTGGAAATATAATTATCAATCAGCTTAATCGTCTCATCAGACAAACCAATCAATCTATCCTTATCGCCTTTACCACGGATGACCAGCACATTATTGCTACGGGATTTATACTGCTCAAGCGTAATATTAGCAAGCTCGTGAATACGCAATCCAGTCTGTGCAAGCATCATGATAATTGCTTTGTTGCGCAGATTGGTTGCAGCATTGACCATTGCCCTGACCTGTTCACCATTAAGCGCCGATTGTTCACGATTCTTAATCTGCGGCGCTTCAAGCATCTCAGCCGGATTGCGGCTAATGAACTCGTTCCGATAAAGGAATTTGAAGTATTCACGAACCGCAGATGTTCTCTGAGCAACAGATGCAGAGCTGAGATTGCTCATGCTGGACTGCCATAGCTCAATGTCAATAGGCTTAATCTCAGCTTCAGGCTTATTGACATATTCCAAGCAATTCTCAATCGCCTTGGTATATTCATGAATAGTACCCTCGCTACGGTGCTTTGCTTTGAGACTCATAACAAACAGTTCATTCATATTATTCAGCTCCCTGTCTCATTTGATGGTTTAAGTATAACACCATAGCGGCGATTTGTCAAGAGTTATTTTGAGGAATTAACTCCATTCTACACTTAAATTTATCTTGTGGTTCACCAGTAAAAGCCGGATGATATATAGTGGCTATAGCAGAGTTATCTTCAGATATTAGTGTCAATTTGTCTTCAACGGCATCGTACCATGCGTCAAATAATACAGGTGTAATATCGGCCTTATCTGAAATTTGCGGCTTCCATTCAACAGTTAGCAAATTACCGTCAACCGTTATCAATTTGTCACCGTTATAAAATTGCACGGTCGGCTCATTTTTCGTTATGTACATCTTTAACCTCATTTCTTTTAGAAAAATCCCTACAATCTTTTCGACCATAGGGATTTTAACAGGAGGATTATTTACTCATTGATTTCTACCTTTAGTGTGCTTGTCGGCTTAAACGTCAGAGCATACTTGGCAGGAACTTCAATGGTTTCACCGGTCTGTGGATTACGAGCGGTACGAGCATCGCGCAGCTTGGTTGTGAACTTACCAAAGCCATGAATCACCACATCTTCATGTTGGACTAGGCTATGTCTGATATAATCAATGAACGTGTCTACAATTTCAGTCGTGTCCTTCACAGTATTTTCTGTGCTGTCTGCTACGAACTTAATTAGTTCCTTCTTTGTCATAAATTCCTTTTAATTTCCTTTCGATTTCTAATAAAATTTTATTAAAACAAGTCGCAATGTTCATGCGCATATTGACTTGATACATAGGGTTATTGTTCCACTATCAACTACTTACAGGGTCCTCTTACCCAAGCCCTATATTGTTGTGCGCCGAATTGGTTCCGTCACCGCACTATGAGCCTTTAACCAAGATCGCTCTTTGTCTGTTTCCCGAATTATTGAACAGCAGTCAACGTTGTATGTGATGCGCGATATTTACCAACGATTTTTAGAATTGCCACACTCCCTACAAATTCATTTAATTTGAATTTACAGTTGCGCAACCATCTTAAAATCAAGAGTGTGGCGGCGTTGCCTCATAGCATCAGGTGGTCAGCCATCAGCTATTCAGCAACTAGCATTATAACCTATAAACTAGACTGTCCGCAGTGACCAAATCTTGAGGACTGTCTTACAAAGCTAGGATTTTCAGCTTTTCCACTAGACGGCCACACGGGTTGAGCTTACAATGCTGAGCATAGGCTTGTGTGACCAATGGTAGTAGGCTTTAGGCTCAACCTACCGGAACCGTCATTGATTTGTTTTTCAGACACTAGTTATCTGCTGGTAGTAATTCAAACAATGGTCAACAAACCATAACTACTGGAAATGGGCTTTAAGCGTCAACCCATTAGAAGCATTGGATTCCTATTCAGTTTAGCAAGTCGTATGCATCCAACAAGCGGTGGACTTTGGTCTGCGTGATCGGACTCCAACCGACAAGGCTTACGCCGCCGCATTTTGAGTGCGGTATGTTTAGCAATTTCATCACACGCAGATATCCATTTCAAGCCGACTTCCTGCCTCATAGCTATTTCTAGCATCAGCTCGTGAATGATGTTTACATAATATCCTTATATCACCTTCGCCGTTACGTTTTTGCATGGATGCTAACGTGACACGATTGGGCGCGACCCCAATTCTCTAGTCTGTATCTGCCGCTTCTCAAACTCTGCGCAGACCCCAGTACGGGCGTGATATAGATTTGACGGTTATCTTCAAATCCGGTCGGATATTATATTGTTTGTCAATCCCAATCCCTTTCATTATGCCGAACAGATTGACTGGTGCGCCCTACTTGGCACTACTCAGCAATTACGCCATTCATGCTTATCTCATTTGTCTTACGCACATTCCCTACATTCTCAATTATACCATACTTAATTTCATTTGTCAAGCATTATTTTTGCAATCAGCATTCCAACTGCAATACCAGCCGCAAATGAGCCTAGACAAGATAATAGAATAATCATACACTAATAATCAATAAATTTTCCTAAACTCTTTACCATATAACTTACCCTGCTTAATCAACTAATCCGAATTTTCTTCATTATTAATCAATGATTTCTTTGCTAGACGAGCTGATTTTAGTCTTTCTGCCGCAGCTTGCTTCTGTTCATCGGTCATTTCTCTTTTTCTGAACGGGTTGTTGCCCATGCGGAACGGATATAGATTGCAATCATGGATGGTGCAATTCTTTACTTCATAAGCCGAGCCACAGCTACATTCCAAGCAGTGCTGGCGAATGGCTTTTAGCGGAGATTTTTCCATATTACTTAAACCTCTTGGCAATCGCCTTATCAACCATTTCTTCAAAATACTTGACCACTTGAGCATCTGCATTCTTCAGCTCTGAAAAGGACGGCACAAGTGACTTAATTTCTTGCTTCTTGAGAATTGCGTCGTTCACCTTCTGTACTACCTTATCAATAATCTCAGCTTTGTTTTCTTTAACAATCTGACGCGCTTCTTCTTCTGTTAAACTGTATTTGCCTTCTGTCAATAGATTATCTGTAATTGATCTCACTATGCCATCTCTGACGTCTTGCTGAAAGCTGTAAGACCCATATTCGTCATACCAGCTGTCATCAATATCAAAATATAGTCGCATACTATCACCTCATTAGATTTAGATTTTATTTGTGGTGAGACGACTGAGATTCGGACTCAGGTGAAGCAATTATAAGTTGCCCATACTAGACCGCTGTATGACCGCCTCATATTTATTTGAGCCTTTTATCGTCATGCTCAGGACTATATTTTAGGAGGTTCACAATGAAGAACTGTAATTGAGATTACCCAATCTCTCAACCACATCTGTATTATACCACATTGCTTGTCATATGTCAAGAGCAAATTTTAAACAAATCAATAAATTTCTTTCTCCATTTGTCATCCCACAAATCAAGAGCCGACTTATCACCCGTGCGCTCATATTCATATGCACAAGCACCGCCAGCATTGGCAGCATATAACCTAACATCATCCGAATCGCAAGCTATCTTTGCCATTTCGTATGTTCTCTTGATAAATTCGTCCAATTTCTTATCCATAACATAATCTCCTTTTCATTTGGTAATTATATTATACCACACAATTAGTCATTTGTCAAGAACAAATTTCGTTCATCTCAATAAATTTTTCACAAGTCCAGTCATTGAGAACTGGTACTTCATCACAGCTATATCCCCATAGACCAGTTTCTCGGTCATAGCAATCTACATGGCATAGATAATCTCCAATTTTGAAATAGGTATTAAGCATATATTAATCCTCTACATAATATGTCTCACATACATCTGGCACGTCATCTCTATTTGATTTAATATCCAAGGTCGCATATGTAGGATTTTCGCCTTCGTATACAATGGTCAGCTTGCAATCAACGCCAAGGTTTTTCATTACAGATTTGATTTTAGTAAACGCCTTTCCAAGCAATTCTTCCCTGAGCTGATATTCTTCCAATGTTTTCGCTACCATAATTTACTCCTCACCAATCTGCATTGATTACAATTTTATCGCCATCAATACGAGCCGATTGTATCAGCCATGAGACTTGATCCATTTGCCACATACCATCAAAATCAGGGCGATTTACAAATTTGAACAACTCACCGACCTGCCCATCGTTCAACGCTAAATCCTTACCATACATAGGTTGTGAATATGGCTGTTCTTTTACATATCGTTTATAGTAACCAATAGATTCAAGAAATTCATACCACCAACTACCACCACCATCAACTGTATCAACGACTCGATATGTAACCAATTCACCGCAATGCGGACAATAGATTGGCTTTGCACGGCTAATTCTAATGTCTAGTCCCATATATCACCATCTCCATTCATTTGATAATTGGATTATATCATACTAAATTGTATTTGTCAAGCATCTTTTTCAAATTTATTTTTAATATCTGTCCATCTTTTAATTTGGTCATCTACGCGCACCCATTCACCATAATGTAGATCTGGGTCAAACCACCACAAGCCAATCAACTTCCACACATCATCAATATACATATGCTCATAATCCTCGACTTCCGTCTGTCTGAATGGATCCTCATAACCATGCCATTTAAAGAAATCAACAACAAACTGGATGTCACATTCGTGATTAACAGTAAAGGCTGCAACATCATCAAGATCGTCCCACACAAAAGACGCATCGTCAAATTTGATTTCTGAGCCATCTTCTTTATAAAATGCTAGACGGCTACCAACTTGCTTTCTAACATCATTATATCTACATACCCATTCATGACAATGCGCCTCAAATTCATCATCAAATTCAGCGCCGCAATATTCACATTTGTAAATTCTTGTTTCAATCAAAACAATCTTTCCTCCTTTGCATATTTTATACAATGCAGATTATACCACACACTAAAAGAATACATGTTCCAACTAATATTAATGCAAGCACAGCAAGCCCAACACAACCAATAATATTCCATAATACATCAATCATTCAAACAACTCCTCCATTTCTCTAACATGATATTTCCTGTCTTTCAAATCGTCCACTCTGCTTCTAACCAATTCCCAATTTGAACCAGCAAAGCCGCTTTTCATAACACTAGCTATAATCTGCTCGTCTTTATATTTGCGCCGTTCGAGCCGTAAATCATGCATCAACTTATATATTTTATATCCATCTCTAGCATTATATGAATTAAACTCAATAGCATGAAGCACATCTTGAATTTTATTTTCTACCTCTTGCAGCTTATATTCAACCCATGTTGCCCTTGCTACAAGCTGGTCATGCAAATCACAGAATGCCTCAATTTGCGCCAATGCTGAATCATAATTTGCCAATTCTGAATTATCAAACTGGTCGATTTCGACGGGTTTAGATGGTGCATCAATCTGTTGCACAAAATAGCCCAGATTGCGCATTTGCTTTGGTAAATTAGCTAGAGCATTATCGGCTTTGGTTTTATCGTTAAATTGAAATGATTCACCCAATTCAGATGTTGGAATCCATTGACCAATGGTATTGTGCATGAGATAATATTTATTGTTATAAAGTACATACATGATTATCGTTTCTTTCTTTTCAATTTGCGACGTTCAGCACGATTTCCAATTTTATCCTCTTTGAACGATTCTATAATGTATTTGCCATGCTCATCCAATCTTGCATTTGGAATATCATAATACAACCAACCAGCATCTGAGCCGTCATTATTCAGCAATCGTTTCTTGCACAAGATATGGTACTTGCCATCTGGTGTTTGCTCTATAGTCCAACATTCTTCATTGATTGACTTTAGATATTCAAATAAGTTGTTTTTCATTATCAGAATCCTCTACAAGCAAAGCCGTGTCTCCTTGATATGCAATCTCAAAGCCCTCTGGCACATTAGGAATTTTACATTTTAACGAACGTCTATTTGTAAATACATCTTCACCCAACTGAATTACCTCTGCAATTCCAAAACGCAACGCATATAAAGACCAAAATACTGCTGTGTCAAAATAATAAGGATTTATAGTAGTAAATTCCCCGCCACGCAAATATATAAAATCGCCAACTTTGACATCATTGATATCAATGCGCTTCATTTAGCACCTCATCTAGTCCAATAAAATACGGACACTTCTTCGTATCTTCACAAACGTGCTTATATTCTCCAACTTGACACACCCAATCGTGAAATTCTATATCGCCCTCTTGACGGCAGTTGCGGCATTCATATGGATAATTGGGCATTTCATCTACAATAATTTTCATTTATATTTCCTTCCTTTAACTTTTATAAAGTGCAAAAATCTGTGGTTCAATCCAACCTGTTAAACCGCAGTCCATTACGTTGCGCATATGAACAATACAAATATCATTGATTTCTTTTGTGTAACATTCGTCCTGAATGAAGCACAATTTTACTCTCCACCCTCTAAATTGATCTGTGGGATATAATGCTTCTGGAGTTACAAACCATATCCATTCATTGTTTTTGGTAATAATATGCCATATATCTCTGTCTTTCCACTTCTTCCATTCACCGTACATTGCACTAATTTTGTTAATCATATGGCAAATCGACTCATTATCTTTACATATAAACATCATAGAATCAACGATGGAACCGCTCATACATCAATCACTCCAACACAACATTTCAAAATCGTACCAACAAATATATTTTGTGCCATCTTCAAGTCGTATAATTCTTGCTAATGCTCCATTTTCTTTCTTAGCAAATTCCATTGCTTCATTTAATTCACTTTTGAAAAATATGTAATTTGAATGATGTGCATATACAAGATATATAATTTCAATATTCATTAGATTTAATCATGTAAATTCCTTTCTCACATTTAGAATACCAGAATGTCAATTCACCAATTTTCGAGCCTTCTTCAAGGAATCCAAATCCACCAATCACCCAATAAAAATTAGTTGCGCTAACTACATCCATTACAATTTTGATTTTGTTTGTGAAACATTCTAGCATATCTGGTTCTGGATTACAATCTTCGAGATGATCAGCAGATGCCCATATATCAATATTGCCATGAGTATGTAAAAAGAAATATTGAGGCGCATTCATTCTTAACGTAGAATCAACTAAGAATCTACCAATCTCAATATCATATTCATCATATACATATCCTACGCCAGAAATAGCAATGGGAATACCAGATGAATCAGAAATTTTAACACTCATATATCAATACCTTCTTTCAGATTTCTCAACAGGATACGCGACATTATTTCTTTATCTCTATCTGAGCAATCTCCAAATTGCATTACAGAACACCATGAAACAGGACGCTTAACTCTCCAGTTATTGCGTTTTGAATATATTACAACAAACCCAATAGGAATATGCTTATCCATTTTAACTTTGAATCCATTCCATCCTACTTCTTTATCATCATGTTTCATATTAAAAATAAGTTTGCTCATTGGTTCACCTACATATGCAACAGGTTTAATTCCACTACAATATGCTTGAACATATTGTAATTTTTTATATACCCAATCTTTATGTATCATATAGCCGCCCCAAATATCATAGTCATCAGCAAGAAATTCAATCATAATCCATACCTTCTTTTCGATTTCATGGTTCAATTATACCATACTCATTTACCTTTGTCAAGAGAATATTTGTCCATTCTGCATTTTTATCTTCGTCGGCATAGAAAAATTTATGACCGCCAATCGTCATCGCATAATTTTGCGATTCATGCCATGGACTATCGCACAAAGATGGGGCATAGAAAAACAGAATCGGCTTTTCTGTCACGAATTGCCCCATGTCAAAAATATCATGCACAGCGTCCATGACCTCAATATACATTTTTGGATTCTGCTTATCAAGCTGGTCATTCCATGCCACATATCCATACACTTTCTGGACTTCACGTGCCGATAAACCGCTCTTTACCATTGCATCAAAATAGCACTGAGCAACAGCCAGCTTGCCTTCATATGGCTCATAGGCACATTCCCCGGCCATTACAGATTCAATAAACCAACGATCATCCTCTGTCAAATTGATGGGCGATTCATAATATTCAATTTCAGGCTCCGGCTCAGATTCAATAATTTTCGGCTCAATCCACATCGGTTCAGCCTCGGGTTCGTAAATTTCAATCTTTGTTTCCTGTTCTTGGCTTTCATTTGCTTTATTCAAATATGGATAATCGCCATCTTGAATTGGAAACAGTACAATGCACATAAAAAATACTACACCAAGAAAACATAATACAAGTCCTGCAATGGTAATTCTGGTTGCGCGCTTCATTTTAATTTACCTCCTCAATATTCATTCTTCATTTTGTAGCTCGTATATATGTATATCACATTTGATTCTATTTGTCAAGTACAAATTTCAATTTTCATTTCACGATTGTAAATATCAATTCCGATTTTAGAATTTCATTTTCGAGCTGTATTTACATATAAGAAAATCAATTTTCATTTTCCAGCTCGTGAATATATAGATATCTATATACATACACATATACAATAACAATAATCATTATCATATTCATCTACACATACATATATCGGTTGACCGATACGTTAACATGTCTATCTGCACATACATTTACATATTCATATGCAGTTACATCTACATCATCATGCACATAAATGATGCAGATAACGGTACGCATGATGTAGATAAATGTATTTATAGACAATACGCAGCTTTATGTCTATAAATAGAAACATTGCTTTCATGCACATATCACGATTCACATTAGTATCGAAGTCAATCTCATTCACATTTTTCATATGAATATTCGCTCATATTATCACATTTTTTCGTGGGAGCTTCGTGTACATTCACACATTTTTCCATCGTAAAATAATGCGCAGCTGTCAGTTGGCAATTTATCTATATAATATAAGACGCGCAAGCTGTGAGCACAGATTGCATCATAGCCATATCGCGCCATCTACGCCAATTTGAGCCTAGTTTACATCTACCCTAGACAAGATATACCCATAAGCAATTCGAGCCACCACGCCTGTCCTGAGACGTGCTACGCCGCCGCGATTATATATAGGCATATATTGGTGGAGAAAATCTACATAACCTAATCCACACACGCGCACATGAGAAAATCCGGTCGATTTTTTCGCGTCCAGCCATTATATGTACTGTATATAGCTGGAAAAAATGTAAAAATTGTAAGGTGCGCTCGTGCTTGTGTGCGCTCGACCCATCGATTTTTCACTTTATTTGAGCAAAGCATGATGGGAAAACATAGAAATTAGAGTCGTCTAACCAGATTTGTAAAAAATGGAAATAGCCTGAAAAGTTGGAATTTGTGTAGATTGCACAAACATAGTTAAATGCCTTTAACTCATGGCCGACCTCCCACTCCTCATAGGTGCTTCCCTAGGTCACTTTTATTATAGCAGATCGTGCGCCATATGTCAACGAAAAAATTGCATAAAAATAATTCGTCCATTTTAGGCATATTGTACAATGCCCTTTTGGCGGCTCTGGCGGCTTTATATAGCGCGAACTATGCCGGGGATATAGAAACATAGGGAAGCAAAGAAAAGCCCGTAGCGGTCAAACTACAGGCTTTAGGGCCGCTATTTGATTCATAGCAACAAATCATATCTATCATATCTGGCCGATACAACCATATCATCGCGAACGTCCTGCGTTCCCATATCACAGAAAATGCAAGTAACATCGTCTCCCGTCTCATAGTCTCCAGCGTCCGTATCAAATGCATAAACCATGCCGCCCGAAGTCTGAATGAAAACGCGTTCCGTGTCCTTGTTTACGGTTTCAATTTCAATACAGCGGCTTGCATCTGCATAGATTCCATATTTTAGGATATTGACATTCTTTTCTTGAGTGGAAAACAGTGCAGAAATCAACATTGCAATAGTGATAACAGCTTTCATTTTATGTTCGTTCCTTTCTTATCCATATATTTTTATCGTTTTACAATTACAAGCGGTACAATATCCGGCGAAAAAGCAATCTCATACCATCCGGAAAGATCTCCGTTGTATTGCACAAATTGATTGTTTTTCAAATACTCGATATAGTACATTTATTTCACCTCTTTTCTCACGCCTTTCAACGCCCCTCTACGGACTTTTCAGCACGGCGGCATATGTTTATATGGTTTTTATGTTCGTGGCGTGGTGGGCGTTTTATGCCGTTTCACCTGGCCAGAATTCCCCCTTTACGTCATACCACGAAATGAACACGTCATTTATACTTTCCGTTCCAAAATAACGCGCGGGCGTTGTCTCCGTGCCGTCCGGCAAAATAACGGGCTTTCTACTATATTTTCCCCAGCTTCCCGCCATTGCTTCCCGTTCTGTTTTATACGCGCGGTTTACATTGATCGAGTTGTGATAAATGAACGTCAAATCATTTGATACTACGCGCGGCGCTCCGTGCTTTTCTTCATCATATGCGCAAATATAACGCCGCCCGTTTTCATGTTTTCCATAAAATAACATGATAAAATCCCCCTTATTATTTACAATTTTCAACAATAAATTCCATTGCTTCTTCTTCTGTATCAAATGTTTTGACTCTGTTTTCCCAATTTTTACAAGTGTAAGGATTCCCTGCCCACGCTATAAAATAAGTTTGCTTAACGCTTCTACAATGATCTTGTAACATTCCGATATATCCGTCTTTTGTATGGATATAATAAGTATCAAAATAAGCATTCCCTTTTCTGTAAATTTTTTTCATTTTAATTTTCTTCCTCCATTTATAATTTTTTACACTTTGCACCCGCTCGACCACATTGTAAAAAAGTGGCAGAATCTCGACGGGTGCTGGCTTGCTTCTTGACGCTGGCAACAATTTACAAATTTGTAAATAGTCTTCGTCACTGTCAATGTGATAACCGATAGAATCTGCCAGTTTCTGAAGCTGGTATAATTTTGAATCCCAGTATTTTACAGTATGTTTCACATTATGCCTTCTTTCTGCATGATTCTATAAATATTTTCCGCGCTTTCTATAGTTTCGATAACGATATTTCCTTCTTTATCCTTCCACCATATCAATTTGTTATTATTTATCAAATGCGGGAAATCGTCAGGAAATACCGCTGATTTTTTGTTTTTAAGTTGCGGATTTATAATAAACATATTTTAACCCCCTAAAATTTTCTCGATCAAATACGGAATGAAAAACAGACTTCCAATTGCTACCAAACCGCCCAAATACTGGAAAATCCAGTAAATGGGATTCAAGCGGCGCTTGCGTCTTTTCATGGTTTATACCTCTTTTCTCATTGGCGTAATTTCGTAGACGTTCAACCATAAGCCGCCAATAACGTATCCTGTGCAATACACTTTTCCATCTTCTCCATCAATATACATTTTTTCAGCATGGTTGCATCCGATTTTTTTCATCAAATCTTTACGCGGATGCTCCAAGTTTTTCCAAGTCTGTCCATATTGATCGATTGCAATATACTGTTTTTTCATTGTTAAAATCCTCCAAATATTTATAAAATTTTTATTCATGGAGTACCGCTTTTTTACGGAAAACGGCCTAGAAAACCGCGCGGAAATGTTTAGTGTTCTTCTTCGTCTTGTTCCTTCATGATATCTTCAAATGAATTATATCCCAACCACTCGGCAATCGTATCTTCCTCAAACCAGAAAAAGTCATTGATCGCGGTTTCGTCCATTCCGTCCGGATAGCATTCTTCTAAAATTGATTCGATTTGATCGAGTTCACAAACTGTCAAATATTTAACGGTATCTTTTGCCCCGCTCCAAAACTCAAAGTCACGCAAACTTTTTTCAGTGTAAATCTTCATTTTTTGTTCCTCCCTAAAAAATGTTAGTTTTCAAACTGTTTACGGAATTCTTTCTGGTGGCGCGTTGTGGTATTACTCCATTTTCCGAGCTCTTCTACTTTGCCATTGACACAACGGGAAACAATCGTGTTGTAACTCTGGAGTTCCAAGGTTCCGTTTTCGTAATCAATAACATGTGCTTTGCCGTAAAAGCTCTTGCGTGCGTCAAATTGGGCCTCAAGTTCGTAAATTCTCATTATTTTTGTTCCTCCCTGTTTGATTTTGTGTCTTAAGTATATCGTACTGTTTTCTTTTTGTCAATCGTCAGATTGCACAAATTTTAAGTTTTCTTTTTGTTTATTTTAGCGGTCAGCCGGATATTTCACCGGCTTTCCCGCGTCACTGCTGAGATATAATTTCTAGCAGCTCCGCAATTCTTTCAAGCGCGTTTTCCGTAATGGTCGGTGTGTTTCGTACGATATACAAAGTTTCAAAATCTTCCATTATTAAAATCCTCCAAAGTCTAAAAAATGTTATGGAATAGGGCTTTTTGAACGGAAACCCTATTAGAAACCGCGCGGAAATGTTTAGTTCTCTTTCGAATACTTAATTTTTCCTTCTTCTTC